AAGTCTCCTCCATTTCGACAAATCGTAACAATTCATTGAAAAACGCTCACCCATGCGCTATACTGAAATCACTGCCGGCAGCAATTATCGGAAAGGAGATACCATCTATGGAGACACTTGAATGGACAGATATTTGCTGCCTCTTTGCCAAACTCTCAGACGAAAAGAAAGCAGCGTTTATTTCTTTTCTTCGGTCGCTGAAAGAAAGCGAAGATAATTCAAAGCTTCTGTCTTCCTCTGCTCAGAGAGGCCGTTAAACAACTCCATTACCACGGACTCATCCCCGCCTTCCAATCCGGAGGCGGGGGTTTTGTTTTCATCCCAGCCCATCAAATAGCCCACAGTAGTTGACAGCGCACGTGCAATCGGAACAAGATTATTCAAAGGCAGTTTTTCAATAAAACCGTTTTCATAGCGAAAAACGGTCGATCTGCTTACACCGATCATGTCTGCGAGCGTGTCAGCGCTGATGCCGAGCTCTTTACGCCTGGCTTTGATGCGTTCGCCTGTAGTCATTACTATCACCCCCACATCGATTATACTATAACAGTCCCAAAATTGCAACAAAAAATATTGCAATTTTGCGACTTTTTGCTTGACATTTGAAACAGGCGGTTGTAATATAAGCACAGAGAGGCGCAAAAATGCGACTTCTAACGACAGATAATACCAGAAAGTGAGGTGATATCCATGTACCACGTTGACATCGCAAAGCTAAACGGGAAAATAGCTGAGGCAGGGACTACCAAGGAAGCGCTGGCAAAAGCAGTTGGAATTGCAAGAAGCACGCTATTCCGGAGACTTCGGAATAGCACCTTGCGGATCTGTGACATTCACAAGATCTGCGATTTTCTGCGGCTTTCCGCAAGGGAAGCGCAAGAAATTTTTTTGGCAGCATAGTCGCAAAAATGCTACTTTGAAAGGAGCCACCTATGAATCTCTTAACCAGACAGCAAGCTGCTGAGCGCCTTGGGATGTCCGTTTGGACACTTGATGTAGAAAGGCGCTGCGGTAAGCTTGCTTACATTCAGAGAAAGCCGGGCGGTAAGGTTTGGATCACTGATCAGGCCATTGCCGAGTATCTGGCTCGCGCTACACACCCGGCTCAGCCGGAAATCAGAGCTGTCCGCGACACGTTCAGAAAGAAACGGGCGTAAAAAACCGCCCCACAAAAAGGAGCCAAAATCATGAGTCTGTTTGAAGAAGTCAGGCTGACCTTCCTGGTGAGCCTCGGGCCGATCCTGCTGGCCCTCCTGATCGGCGCCGTCTGCTGGGCCGTGTTCTACTGGCGGCGGCGCAAACACGCCATGGACGCAGACTGGGAGGCGATCTACGATGACGAGCACTGAGCTTGCACAGCTCGCGGCTCTGATCCGCGACGCCAAGTACCCGGTCATGGTCGGGCCCAGCGGCATCCCTGCCGCCGTGGAGGACGAAGCCTGGCCGGAGCGCATGGATCTCTTCGCCGCTCTGACCGAGGGCTACAATCTGGCCCTGGCCCGCTTGCGGATGGCCGAAAAGAAACTGGAAATTCGGGCCCGGCTTGAACGGGCCGCAAAGAAAGGAGAGTGTTAGAAACGGTTGGAAGACGATTTGGACGCTTAACCGTCATTGAAGAAGCTGGCCGGGCAAAGGACAGAAAAATCCTGTGGCGCTGCCGCTGTGACTGTGGAAACGACAGAGTTGTAATCGGTTCTTCCCTTAGACGCGGAACTACACGAAGCTGTGGCTGCCTGCAACGCGAAATTGCATCTTCCACTCCGGCCATGGTCAAAAGAGCTTATCCCCCAGTGATTAGCGGAAGTAAGTACGGCAAACTTACCGCACTTAGCCCAACAGGCAAGAAACAGCACAGCAAGGAAATATGGCTTTGCCAATGCGATTGTGGCAATGTTTGCGAGGCTCTGGCAACCAACCTCGTATCAGGAAACACAAAATCCTGTGGGTGCTACAACAGTGAACACACGATCATCATGAACACCACCCACGGCGGCACCGGGACGCGGCTATACAGGATTTGGCGTGGCATGAAGGAAAGGTGCTATAACCAAAACCACGATAGCTACGGCTATTACGGCGGAAAAGGCGTCACCGTCTGCGACCAATGGAGAAATGACTTTGAAGCTTTTCGCTCATGGGCACAGGCAAACGGCTACACCGACGATCTTACCATTGACAGAATTGATCCGAATGGGCCGTACTCACCAAAAAACTGCCGGTGGGCGACCTGGCACGAACAACGCATGAACCAAAAAAGAATGGAGGCGAAACGAGATTAAACTGCACGAAAAAGAGGCCGCCCCGCTGCAACCGGGAACGGCCCCAGGAAGCGCCGGAAGAACCGGACACCCCCGCAAGGCAAGTGTACCACGGTTTTCCAGCACCGTCAAGGAGGGTTTTGATTATGGCTAAGTTACCCACGTTGAAGGAGCTGCGGATCACCCGCGGCATCCCCGCCCGGGAGATCGTGGCCGTGGTGCGGCAGCTCTACCCGAAGTTCGATGCTCCGACGCTCTCCAAGGTGGAAAGCACGGACTACGGCACGGAGCTCCCCAAGGACGCCACGAAGCTGGTCTATCAGACCTTCGCCCCGGAGCTGGTCCCCCTGCTCAATGCTCCGAAGCCGGATCCCCGGCGGCTGACCGCCCGGATTTCCTGCCGGCTGGAGGACGATGTTCACGCCCTGCTCATGGAGCACATCAAGGCCCAGGGCTACGCCACCACGCAGGCCTGGCTGGAAAATCTGATTGAGAAGGTGGTACACAGTGCAATTGATTGATTTGACTGGTCAAAGATTCGGAAGGCTTACTGTCTTACAAAAAGCCAAGACAGATGGCCGTATCACAAGGTGGCTGTGCCGATGTGACTGTGGAAATGAAAAGGTTGTTCGGCGGGACCATCTTCTGAACGGAAACACATCTTCCTGCGGGTGCTACAGAATCGAGTCCATCAAACGAAACAACACGAAACATGGCGGTATGGCCGGTAATGGTTCTCACCGGATCTATAACATCTGGGGAGCCATGAAACAGCGGTGTCGAGTTGATCCTAACTATGCTGGCCGCGGTATTTCAGTATGCACCGAGTGGGCACAATCGTTTCCAGCATTCAGAGAATGGGCCTTATCACACGGTTACCGAGATGATCTAACGATTGATCGGATAGACAACGACAAAGGCTATTCCCCTGAAAACTGCCGTTGGGCTACCAGGCACGAACAGAATCTCAACACAAGGCGATCAAAGAAAGCGAGGGCTGGATGAAAGACAGAGATTTAGAGCATCCGGTAATAACAGCCATGGAGCGCACAGGCTACCCGGACGGCAAGGAGCCCCGCCAAAAGGTTTACCTCTGTCCGATCTGCGGCCTGCCGTGCCACACCGTCTACAGCAACCTCTACGGAGAGACGTTCGCCTGCAACCGCTGCCTCTCCTCCGATGATGCTGCCGACGTGCTGGAAGAGGAGGAATCCGATGACTGAAAAAGCAATCGTTATCACCACCGACAACAAAGTCGATGTCCGAGATCTGGAGGTCAAGGATAACTCGCTGCTCGAAGCTCTCCAAGGAGTGGTCGGCGGCTACATTGAGACCGTCCGCCCGATGCGGTTACATGGCGGTCTTCTAATGGTCTTCAACGAGGAAGGTGCAATTCTTGATCTTCCGGTCAACATTCCAGCATCTGCTCTCTACGGCGCAGATATCCACGGCAGTCTTATTTACGGTAACGTCGCCATTGTCGCTCTCGGTTGCCGTAACGGGGAGCCAGACCTTGTTGGGCTTGGCCCTGATCCCGCAAATCGTCTTCTCGATGAACTCTCAAAAATCACTGTAATCTGAAAGGAGCTAAACACTATGGCAATCTTCAAACCCGCAAATCTGACCTTCAAGGACAAGAAAATCCGCATGCTGATCGCCGGCTACCCCGGGATTGGAAAGACCACCCTGGCGCTGTCCGCGCCGCATCCCCTCTACATCGACGTGGATCTCTCCGCTGAGCGCATCGAGCCGGAGGTCCTGGCCATGGCCGAGGGCGTGACCCAGCCCCGTGACTATGACGAGCTGCGGAAGGACCTGGGCATGGGCCTCTCCCCGATGGAGCTCCAGCAGGTCAAGAACGACCTGGCCGCCTATGAGACCATCGTCGTGGACACCGGCGGCAAGCTGCTGACCATCATGGGCAACTACGGCCGCAAGATCGACAACAAGTACGCCCGGCGCGACGGCAGCCTCTCCCTCCAGGGCTACGGCTGGCTTGGCAAGGAGTTCCAGCGCTTCCTGGATCACTGCATCTACGAGCTGGACAAGCACATCGTCATCGTCTTCCATACCGTCGAGGAGAAGGACGGCGACGATACCAAGCTCCGGATCAAGGCCGAGGGCCAGTCCAAGAACTCCGTCTGGGAGGTCATGGACCTGGGCGGCTTCATGGAGATCCGCAACGGCGTCCGCACCATCGGCTTCGACAACTGCGAGCGGTTCTTCGCCAAGGGCACACGGGGCGTGCACGGCGTCCGTCCGATCCCCGAGCTGATCCCCGGCAGGCCCAACGACTTCCTTTCCAAGCTGTTCCTGGAGTACAACGCCAAGACCGCCGCCGACGCTGAGAAGACCGCCGCCGAGAAGGAGGCCTACGATGCGGTCATGGCCGAGGGCCGCAACATCATCAACGGCATTGTGGACCCCACCACCGCCAACGCTGCCATGGCGAAGTTCCAGGCGCTCACCCACGCTCTGACCTCCAAGGCCGAGCTGGGCAAGGAATTCAACGCCCGGATCAAGCAGCTCGGCCTGTTCTACGACAAGGTGCTCAAGGCCTATACCCCGGCGCCGCCCGAAGAGTCCAAGAAAGAAGGTGCTGCGCAGTGAGCAGACCTTCCAGTCCCTATGCCGGCATGACCGTCAGGGTCAAGCCCGGCTGTGACACCCCCTATGGTGATCTCAGCGGCAGAGACTATGTTGTTGAGGACTATTGGGAAAATGTGTACGGGTGTTCGTGGATGTCCTCAAACGGCAATCCCGCCGCCCTCGGATATGCGATCCGTGCCGCAAGTCGTCACCTCCCTCTGGACAATGAAGTCCTCTATGGCAAGATCGGCGCCCTCGGCTTCCTGATGCACGTCTCGGAGCTTGAATTGCCGGAGGTGATCTGATGGCACGCTATCTTATCACCCACAGCCTGCTCTCCTCCTGGCTCTACTCCCTCCAGGAGAACCCCTATGAGGACATGGAGACCGAGAAGGACGCCCGGGAGGAGTTCTTGAAGGTCCTCCGCCGCGAGCCCGTGGAGGCCACCGAGGCCATGCAGAACGGCGTCGATTTCGAGAACCTGGTCACCGCCTGCATCCAGGGCGCCGGGGATCGCTCCAACAAGTGGTTTGATGCCGCAAGCGCCGTTGCAAACGAGCTCCGTGGCGCACAGCTTCAGCTTGTCGCTTCCAAGCGCGTCCTCATTGCCGGCCAGGAGTACGTGCTGTATGGCCGCTTCGACGCTCTCAAGGCCGGTGTCATCTCCGACATCAAGTTCTCGAAGGGCTACGAGAAGGGCAAATACTTCGACTCCACCCAGCACCCCATGTACATGTTCCTTATGCCGACGGCCCAGGAGTTCACCTACATCGTCAGCAACGGTTCCTTCGTCTGGCATGAGACCTACACCCGGGAGGAGACCAAGGACATCTTCCCCATCATCACCGCCTTCCTGGCCTGGCTGGAGGACACGGGGCTCCTGGACCTCTACCGCAAGCACTGGGAGGCCAAATGAAAGGCCGGTTAGTAGACCTTGTTCGTGGTATGAACGGCAAGCAGCGGGTCACCATCGAGCTGGACGCCGATTTCCGCGAAGGCTTCCAGAAGCTCAAAGACTCCGACGTGGAGGTTGAGATCCGGAAGTTTCGGAAGAAGCGCTCGAAGAACGCCAACGCTTATTTCCACCTGCTGGTCGGGAAGATCGCAGAGGCCCGGGGCCTGGGCATTGATGAAGTGAAAATCCATCTCAATACCGAGTACGGCACCCTTGACCGTGACGAGGACGGCCTGCTGATCGGCTTGAAGCTCCCGGCTTCTGTCAAGCCTTCCAGGATTTACCCCTACACCAAGTTCATCGAAGATCGCGTCGAGAACGGCAAGGCCTACAAGTGCTATCTGATCTTCAAGCAGACGCACGATCTTGACACAAAGGAAATGGCCCGGTTGATTGACGGCACGATCTTTGAAGCCCAGGAGCTGGGCATTGAGACAGAAACACCCGAGGAAATTGCCCGCTGGAGCGGGCTCACATGAAAGGAGCTTTTGCTATGTTCGGAAACAAAAACACCACCCCCTGCACGCTGACCGTCGAGGAGCTTCCCGACGTCTGCGACGATATCCTCATTTCCACCGCCGAGTACAAGGAGCTGCTCCGCAAGGAGGCCGCCCTGGACATGATCTGCGGCATCGTGAACGATCCGACGGCCAAGGAGGATCTGCGCTATTCCTGGGATACGGCGGTTCGGATCATTCTGAAACACGCTCTGCCGGAGAAGTTCGTCCCCGACAAGCCCGAGCCCGAGGAGGACGGTGAGGCCGATGCTTAACCACATCGTCCTCATGGGCCGCCTGGTCCGTGATCCGGAGCTCCGGCGCACCCAGAGCGGCGTCGCTGTCGCCTCCTTCCGGCTGGCCGTGGATCGGGACTTCGCCAACCAGCAGACCGGCGAGCGGGAGGCTGACTTCATCGACATTGTGGCCTGGCGCAGCACCGGCGAATTCGTCTCCAAATACTTCGCCAAGGGCCGCATGGCCGTGGTCTCCGGCCGGCTGCAGATGCGCAACTGGACTGACAACAACGGACAGAAGCGGATCAGCGCCGAGGTCGTGGCCGAGAACGTCTACTTCGGAGAGTCCAAGCGCGAAGGCGGCGGCAACGGCAGCAGCTACGCCGGCAGCTACAACGACTACGACGCCCCGCCCGCTCGCGGCGGTCCTCCCTCTGGCGGTGGCTATGCCGGCGGCTACTCCGCAGCGGCTACCACCGGCGGCTATGGCTCCGGCGCTCCCGGATCTCAGACACCGATGGCCGGCGACTACGCCCTGCTGGAGGATGACGATTCCGAGCTTCCCTTCTAAGGAGTGATTGACCGTGGCAACAGGAAAACGCTACTTCTGGATCAAGCTCAAAAGCACGTTCATGACCTCTGATGCCGTGGACTTTCTAATGGGCCAGCCGGACGGCGCCAACTATGTTGTCCTCTATCAAATGCTCTGCCTTAAAACTATCAACACGGGCGGCAAGCTGGAACGCCACATCGGGGAAATCATTATTCCCTATGACGAAGCCAAAATCCAGCGGGATTGCAAATGGTTTTCCATCGATACCGTCCGTGTTGCTCTCAATCTCTACAAGTCCCTGGGTCTGATCTACGCAGACCAAGACGGAGTTCTCTGTCTGACCGGGCACGACGATCTTGTAGGCAGCGAAACGGATTACGCCGTGCAGAAGAAGCGCCAGCGAGCTGGAGAACCGGCACAAAGTCTTCCTCCTCCGGTAGACAGACGCATGGACACTACTGTGGACAATGCTGTGGAAAATGTCCACACAGAGATAGAGTATAGAGATAGAGTAAGAGATAGAGGTAATATAGAAACCTCTGACGAGGTTTCTTGTCGGCCCGAGGACCGACAATCTGTTATCTCAGCTTGGAACGCCCTGGGGCTGGCTCAGATCACGAAGATCGTTCCTGGCACAAACCGATACAAGCAGCTCAACGCACGCATCCGCGAGTACGGTCTGGATAAGGTCCTGGAAGCCATCGAGAACGTCAGGAAGAGCCCCTTCCTCCGGGGCCAGAACAGAACCGGATGGATCGCCGCTTTTGACTGGCTGATCAAACCTAACAATTTTTGTAAGGTTCTGGACGGCAACTACGCAGACCACGCGGCCGGCGCAGCTCCGGCAGGCAGAGCCCCCGCCCAGGGCACGTCCACCGCGGACCGGCTTCTGAGGATGGCGCAGGAAGGAGCGTTTGACAATGACCCGAAGTGAGACCGCGCAGATCATCACGATCATGCAGCTCAACTACCCGGACACTTTCCAGAGTATGTCCGATCAGACGCTTTTCGGCCTGGTGGATCTCTGGCAGCGGATGTTCGCGGAGGAGCCTGCGGCGCTTGTCCAGGCGGCGGTCGAGGCCCATATCCGCACCAGCACGGACCGCTTCATGCCGAACATCGGCGTCATCAAGGAAGAGATCCGCAAGCTGACCGCCCCGGAGCAAATGTCTGAGGCCGAGGCCTGGACCCGGATCAAGAAGGCGCTCTCCAACGGGCTCTACGGTGCCGAGGAGGAATACGCCAAGCTCCCGCCCGTGCTCCAACGCCTGGTCGGATCTCCGAACCGCCTGCGCGAATGGGCGCAGATGGACGCCGACACGGTGGAGGCCGTCATCGGCTCCAACATCCAGCGATCCTACCGCGCGATCTCAGCCCAGGAGGCTGAATGGGCCAAGCTCCCGCCCGGCTTCCGCGAGCACATGCGGCAGCTCTCCGGTCAGATGTTCGGCCGGCTGGAGCTGGAAGGAGGCGACGATGAAGGTACTTAAGTACGTCATCAAAGGCTGCCCCAGGACCAAGAAGAACAGCCAGATGATCGCCGGCAGCGGGAAACGATGCCCGGTCTGCAAAAAATTCGAGACGCAGTGGATCAAGCAAGGCTCTGTCCACGACGAATACGCCGAGCTTGCCGGGTGGCAGCTCCGGCCCCGCCCAATGAAGCCTATCGAATGGCCCATCAACATCAAGTGCCTGTTCTACATGGACACCAACCGCATTGTGGACCAGCTCAACCTTCTGGCCTGCGTCGACGATCTCCTGGTGAACAACGGCATCATCAAGGACGATAACAGCCGGATCGTGAAGGCTCACGACGGCAGCCGGGTCCTCCTGGACCGAGAAAACCCCCGCACCGAAATCTACATCACCCGGATGCCCGCCGAGGACAACGGGCAGACATCACTATTTGACTGAAAGGAGCTATTACAATGGCAACCGAAGCTGATAAGTTTGAAGGCTTCCGGCAGAAGCTGGAAAACATCTGCGAGGAGAACGGCCTCCTCTACACTTTCAACACCGAGGGCTACCCGATCATGCTGACGATCCAGCCCCAGCAGGGCCTCGACGCTCAGATCTCCATGCTGGAGATGGCCGACGAGAAGCCCTTCAATTCCCCCGACGCCACCATCCAGTTCATCATGGAGGACGGCGCTCTGACGCTCAAGATGAACGAGCGCTTCACCCTTCCCGAGACCCTGTTCACCAAGGTCAAGAACCTGTTCGTCAAGATGGTCGGCTCCTTCCTGGGCGCCTTCTACCGCGACGTCCGGGAGAAGAACCTGCTGGTCGGCCCCTATGTCATGTCCAAGGGCAGCCCGAACAGCAATGCGAAGTTCAAGGAGCCCCTGGAGGAGTTCGAGGAGGACGAAGAACCCGGCGACGCCCCGGAGGGTGAGGACTTCCCGGAGGATCTGCTGGAAGATGAGCCCGGCGACGGGCAACTCACCCACCAGGAGTGGCTGATCCAGTCGGCCACCAAGTACGTCCGGGAGACCGGCAAGTGCGTCCTGGCCGATCTCCGCAAGAAGTTCACCCTGGGCTATGCCGACGCCGCCCGCCTGGTTGATGCCCTGGTCGATGCGAAGGTGGTCGGCGATCCCGTCGAGGGCGGCGGCCGTGCGGTGCTCCCCTTCCCGGCAGAGGAGGTGGGCTGAGATGGATTTCCCCAAGTACGGTCTCGACTTCAACCCCGATCTCCCGAAGTACGGGAAGAAAATGCGCGTGGTCGAGCGTGCCACCCCCGCGGCCATTGAGCTGATGCACTCCATGCCGAAGGAGGACTGGCAGCGGATCAAGCACATGAGCAAGATCGAAATGTGCGCCTACGTCCAGGCGGTCTACAACAAAGGCTTCCGGGATGGCGTCGCCTCCCAGCAGCGGACGGTGACCAAGACCCCCATCGAGAAGCCCTCCGAAGAGCCGGCGCCTGCCGATCCCGGCGGCGAGCCCGACGAGCTGGGTGACTGATCGTGGCGAGGAAGGCGCCGGCGTTCCTCAAGCCAGGGCAGAAGGAATTTGCAAAGGCGTTCAGCGCCCTGTGTGACCGGCAATCCTCCTGGCAGGCATGGGCTGATTTTGTGGAGCTGGCCGCGATCGCCATTTCCAACAGCTTCGACCGATCCGAGACCCGGGACAAGCGGGAGCAGAGATACGCCGACATCATGAGCCGGTACACCGACGCCGAAAAGCGGGTATTCCCGGAGCTCATGGCCACGATGGTCAGCTCCATGGACGCCAACCAGGACCAGGACTTCCTCGGCGACCTGTTCATGGCCCTGGAGCTGGGAAACCACTGGAAAGGCCAGTTCTTCACGCCATACGACGTCTGCAAGATGATGGCTGAGATCCAGCTCCCAGGAGCCGCCGAGGAGGTCAAGAAGAAGGGATGGATCGGCATCAACGATCCGGCCTGCGGTGCCGGCGCTCTCCTGATCGCCGCGAGAAATGTCTTCTACGGTCGGGAGGGCATCGGCCCGGATCAGACGCTTTTCGTCGCCCAGGACATTGACCGCGTGGCCGGGCTCATGTGCTACATCCAGCTCTCCCTTATGGGCTGTGCCGGTTACGTGGTGATTGCCGACTCCCTACTCTATCCGATCTGCGGGCCGTCGCCCTTGTTCCCGTACTTCACAGAGCACCACGAAGTGTGGTATCTGCCCATGTGGTACTCCCCGGTGTGGTGCTCGCGGCGCACCTGGTACTCCCTGGATCTGATATTCCCCGCTGCGAAAACGCAGCAGATCGAGCCTCCCGCTGCGGAAACGCAGCGCGAGGAGCCCGAGGAGCCGCCCGAGGAACCGCCCGCGCCGCCTCCCATCACCTTCCCGGAGGTCGCCGTCGGCGAACAGCTCCGCTTGTTTTGACGGAGGCGCTTATGGGAAAAGGAAAAAAGTGGACGCCGGAGGAGGACGCTTATCTCAGCGAAATGTGGGGGCACATCAGCATCGACGGTCTGGGTAAGCATCTGAACCGATCGAGAATCGCCGTCATCAACCGCGTCAGGCGGCTGGGCCTGCCGCCGTTTCTGGAAAGCGGCGATTATGTGACAATGAACCAGCTCCTTCACGCCCTCGGCTATGGAAATGTCCACGGCTACCACGTCAAGAGCTGGGTCGAAGAACGGGGCTTCCCCATGAAGATCAAGATGCGGTCCAGCAAGGCCAGGATCAAGGTGGTCTACCTGGAGGATTTCTGGGCGTGGGCCGAGAAGAACCGCTCCTTCGTGGACTTCTCCAGGATGGAGCCTCTGGCCCTCGGCCAGGAGCCGGCCTGGGTCCAGGAGCAGCGGCGCATCGACTATCGGAGCTTTGCCATCCAGCGCAAGGACCCCTGGACAGAGCAGGAGGACAGCCGACTGAAGATGCTCCTGGGCCTCAAGAAATACGGCTATGCGGAGCTCTCCGAAATGCTGTCCCGTTCCGCCGGCGCTATCCAGCGGAGGATCAGCGACCTGGGTCTGACGGACAAGCCGGTTCGCGTCCCAACACATGGCCAGAATTCCGTATGGACGCCGGAGCACGTTCAGATCCTTTGTGAGGGCATCCGAAACGGCGTCAGCTACGCCATCCTGGCCCGGCAGATCGGCAAGAGCGAAAAGGCCGTCCGCGGGCGGGTGTATCTCGACTATCTGACCGAGAACGCCGATAAGGTCCGGGCTATGCTCGGTGACGGCAAATGGGGCGACGGTGCGCCGCTCCCCACGGTCAAACAGGGGATCTACCATTCCCGATACCGCACCGACACCAACACGGACCTTGAACGGCTGGCCGGCCTGCTTCTCCTTCGCCTTCGGGATCTCCGAAAAGAGGAAGGCAAGGACGATTACTGGCAGAAAGAGAGCTGCCAGCACTGGAGCCTGATCACGGGCTGTACCAAGGGCGAGACCGACTGCGACGCCTGCCCGCATTTCCTCCGCATCATGCCTCAATACTGCTGCCGCTGTGGGGCTACGTTCCTGGAGCGGACCGAACAAACCTTCTGCTCTGCCTGCCGCACAGCTCGCCGGAACCTCTACCGGCGCAAGTGGGCACGCGAGCATGACAAATAAGGCTCTGCGAGGCAGCACCCGCAGGGCACATGAAAGGAGCCAAATTTCATGATTGATATTTACGAACTTCCCATTTCGCAGCTGATCCCGCACCCCGACAACCCCCGGAAGGACCTGGGCGACCTGGAAGAGCTCTCCGAGAGCATCCGCACCAACGGCATCCGGCAGAACCTTACCGTTGTCGCCGCCGAGCGGGTCGAAGGCGTGACGATCCCTGAGGACGGTGAGCCGCACTACGTCGTGGTCATCGGCCACAGGCGGCTCGCTGCGGCGAAGCTGGCGGGCCTTTCCACCGTCCCCTGCGCCGTGGAGATCATGGACCGGAAGGAGCAGTTGAGCACAATGCTCCTGGAGAACATGCAGCGTTCCGATCTGACGGTCTACGAGCAGGCCATGGGCTTTGAACAGCTCCGGATCGTCGGCTGTTCCGTCGAGGAAATCAGCGAAAAGTCCGGCTTCTCCCAGTCCACCGTGCGCCGCCGCTTGAAGATCGCCGAGCTGGACCAGGCCACCTTGAAGGAGGTCTCCGGCCGCCAGCTCTCCATGGCCGACTTCGACCGGCTGGCAAAGATCGAAGACCTGGATCTTCGGAACAATGCGCTTCAAGCGATCGGCACCAACAATTTCGAATATTGTCTGAATAAGGCGAAGAATGAGGATGTTGCCAGGAAAAGGCTGCCGGAGGTCCTGGAATGGCTGAAATCCCACGACGCCAAGGAGATCGACTCCGCAGAAGCAAACAGCAGAAAGTACGAAAGTCTACGAGGAAACGGCGGCGTATATTACGGCAGCCTGTGGCTTGCTGGAGACAAGAGGCCTGAAATGCCAACGGAAAAGTCGGTCAATGGCATCACGATCTTCTACAGACTTAATCTGCCTTACGTCTACCTGTACATGCCGGCGACGTCGTACACCAACACCGGCAAAAAGAGCCGTGAGGTTCTGGACCGCGAGAAGCTGGCCCGGGAGACCAAGGCGAAGCTTCTCCCGATCTTCAAGGAGCACTACGAGCTCCGGTCCGGCTTCGTCGGGAGGCTCCGCTGCTCCGCAAGAGATCTGGAGCCTATCCTCAAAGGCGCGGCCATGCTAACGTTCTTCGGAGCGACCTGCTACGGCCCTTCGCACCACAGCGACGATGCCTGCAAGACCCTGGGGATCACGAGCTCCAACTACTACTCCGAAGCCGCCTACAAGGCCATCACGGAGGCTCTGAGCGGTAAGGACTATACCAAGCTGGCCAAAGCGGTCTACGGCTGCTTCAATGACAAGCAGGACAACAGCTTCGCGCAGTACATGAGCGTCGCCGGCACGATGCCGGAGTATAACGCCAGCTTCAACAGCCCGCTCCGTTTCCTCTACGACTGGCTGGAGCTCTTGGGCTATGAGCCCTGCGACGAGGAGCGGCAGATGATCGACGGGACGCACCCTCTGTACCACGTTAAGCCCAAGAAGAAAGGAGCGAAATGATGGAGACCAACTTCTTCGGCGAATATGACGCCCAGCACGGCGCAGACCTTGACCCCCAGCCCACCCAGCAGAGCCCCGTCATTTCCTTCAACCTGGACAAGCCCATGGGGCTGGACGATTATTCCAAGCTCCCCGAGTACGCTCAAAAAGAGTATTTGACCAAGCTCAAGCGGAGCTACGGCGCCGGCGCCGCTCAGATCGGCCAGATGTTCGGCATCACCACCGAGGACGCCTGCGAGCTGATGCGCGAATGTGGCGTCAGCGCCAAGGGCAAGCGGGCCGCCAATGCGGACGAGCTCTGGACCGCCTTCCTGGGCGACTATAAGCTTCCCGAGCTTGCGCCCCGCTTCACTCTGGCCGAGGCCGATCCCGTGGAGGAGACGCCTCCGATCGAGGAGGCCCCGGAGGTCCGAGATCCCGAACCGGAACTGGACCCCCGGCCCGCTCCCCCGAAGCCGAAGGAGGTCAGCACCACGATCCGGGCCTTCACCGTGGACATCTGCGGCCCGGTGGACGCGGTGATCCGAAGGCTGACCACCTTCGCCGCCCTGGTCGGAAACCTGGACGTGCGGATCACGCTCTCCATCGACGAGGGCGACGCCTCATGACGCCCCGCCCGAAGAACTGGAAGCCGGAGCGCCACGCCTGCATCCTGTTCAACTGCGACCACCGTCACGGACACTACTGCTGCCGGGAATGCTCCCGGCGGCGGGAGTGCTCCAATCCCTGCCAGAACACCACGGATCGGTGCGGCTACCACCGCCCAACATTGGAAGCATCGGATAAGACGAAGGAGGCTCAGACGTGAAAATCCTCTCCTTTGGTGCGGGCATGCAATCCACCGCTCTCGCCCTGATGTCTTGCGAAAACGCAACGAGCGGGGCTCTCCGTTACCCACTGGTCCCGGTGTATGACGCAGTTCTCTTCTGCGATCTCGGATTTGAGCCGCCGTGGGTGAGCCGTCAAGTCAATTTCGTCAGAGATGCTTGCCACGATGCTGGTATCTTCTTCAAAGTCCTGGAAGCACCGTTATATCGGGACTTCCTTCAGAACTTCGGAGAGCGGCGGACGATCAGCATCCCATGGTGGACAGTTGATGACGCAGGCCATAAATCAAAGATGCCTCGCAACTGCACCATCGACTACAAGGTGGAGGTTATCAGCAAGTTTGTCAGATGGGAGCTCCTCGGCTATCGGAAGGGGCAGAAGCTCCGCCCGGAAGACAGAAAGGCCCACGAAATGCACATGGGCTTCAGTTACGAGGAAATGAAACGGTGCAAAGAAAGCCTGAGCCCCCTGTTTGTGAATGTTTTCCCGCTTGTGGACATGAAGCTGATCAGGGCTGACAATTACGCCTATATCCGTGATGTCTGGGGATTGGAAACCAAAGCTTCGGCTTGCTGCTTCTGCCCGTTCCACAAAAACTACTTTTTCCGATACTTGGCAGAAAATGAACCCGCAGAGTACGAACGATTGATCGAAGTTGACCTTATGCTACGGGATAAAACGCCGAAGCCGCCTATGTCCTCAGATCTGTTCATATCCCGGAGTCGGAAACGACTGTACGAGTTGACGCCGGAAGATTGCAACGACGCAGAGTGCTTCCAGTACCGCAGCGAACAAATCTGGAATGGATTTTGAGGAGGGTAAAAATGAATGCTGTGCTCAAATACCCCGGTTCGAAGTGGAACATTGCGAGGTGGATCATCAGCTTCTTCCCGGATCATCACAGTTACTTGGAGCCCTTCTTTGGCTCAGGGGCTGTGCTGTTCACCAAAAGCCGGAGCAATATTGAAACCGTCAATGATCTCAATGGGGATGTTGTAAATCTGTTTGAATGGATCAAACGGGATCCTGAGCGCCTTGCGCGAGAAATCTACTTTACCCCATACGCCCGGGATGTATACGAAGCGGCATATAGCCGCCAGTATACGGAAACAGATAGCTTTCAACGTGCAATTGATTTTTTTACCCGAATGATGATGGGCCACGGGTTTCGGTGCACCGGCGAAAAAGTGGGCTGGAAAAATGACGTCCAAGGCAGAGAAAAATCCTATGCCGCAAATCAGTGGTGTAATGCCCCGAAGGTCCTCCTCGAAGCGTCTGACCGGCTCCGTGGCGTCCAGATTGAAAATCGCCCAGCGCTGGATCTGATACGCCGCTTCAACCATCAAAATGTGTTGATCTACGCCGACCCACCCTATATGCTCTCCACCCGGCACGGCAAGCAGTATTCAGCGGAGATGACCGACGCAGACCATGCCGAATTGCTGGAAGCATTGAAGCGCCACATCGGCCCCGTACTGATCAGCGGATACGACCATCCCTTGTACACGGAACTGCTGGATGGTTGGCACCGCAGGCAAACAACCACAACAGACCAAAAAGCCCGGGCTCGGCAAGAGTGCCTTTGGATGAATTTCAATCCTCCCGAGCAAACATCACTTTTTGACATTTCAGGAGAAAGATTATGAAACGATTGACTTTCAAAGACAGCCGCGGTCGCAATACGCTCCTAATCAACGGACAGGAGTATCACGGTCCGATTGCTGACCGGCTGCACGCCTACGAAGAAACCGGCTATGAGCCTTGCGGTGTCCACGCTCTGTCTGACCGGTGCGCCAAGATGGCCCTGGAACGTGGCCAGCAGCAGCTCGAGGTCGCCCTTGACGCGCTCAGCCCCGAGGATCGGCACGAATTGGAGCACGACACCTACGGCCCGCTCCACAGGAAGATCGGAACCTGGATGAAGGCTGACTCCGAGGGACGCCTGTTGGTGCTGCCGTGCAAGGTGGGCGGAAAAGTGTTCCGATCGTCCTGTCCAAGTGGGGATTGTGTTACAGAAATCAAAATCAATCGCAGAGGCTATCATTTCAAATGCTGGTGGGGCTGGTTCCATAAAAAAGACATTGGCAAGACCGTCTTCCTGACCCGCGAGGACGCGGAGAAGGCGCTGGAGGGAATGGGATGAGTGAACTTGGTGGAAAGGTAAGAATGTCAATCGAGCGGCTGAAGGCGTTCGAGCCAAAAAACGGCGAGGGCTACTATCTCGCGTTTTCTGGCGGCAAGGACAGCGTTGTTATAAAGGCCCTGGCTGACATGGCAGGAGTGAAATACGATGCACACTACCGAGTGACCAGCGTTGACCCGCCGGAACTGGTGCAGTTTATCAAGGAAAAATATCCAGACGTGGCGCGAGACGTGCCGCGTTATCATGATGGCAATCCGGTTACGATGTGGAATTTGATTCCGAGAAAACTTATGCCGCCGACAAGGCTTGTGCGGTATTGCTGCTCCAGCTTGAAAGAGAGCGGAGGAGACGGGAGAAAAACAATCACAGGCGTTCGGTAGGCCGAGAGCGTAAACCGAAAAGCGAATCAAGGATTGGTTACGATTCATAGCAAAAAAGCGGCGAAAGAACTTAGCGAAAACAGTTTTTTCTTTAGCAAATCGGGGGGTGGGGTGGTGCTTGTTAATGACAATGATGACGCAAGGCGCGTCGTTGAATCTTGCTACAAAAGACACAAGACCACCATCAACCCGATCATTGATTGGACGGACGCGGAAGTGTGGGGGTTTATCAAAGCGAACAATATTCCATACTGCGGACTGTATGACTGCGGATTTACGCGGCTGGGGTGCATTGGATGCCCGATGGCGCGGAAGTCTGGCAGGGAAGCCGAGTTTGCAAAGTGGCCTAAATATAAACAGTCATATTTAAGGGCATTTGACAAGATGCTGGAAGAAAGAAAAAAGCGCAACAGACTGGATGGCTCATGGAGGATGGGCACTACGGCAATAGACGTTTTCCGTTGGTGGATGGAGTATGGCGTGCTGCCCGGCCAGTTGGGTTTGTTTGATGATTTGGAGGAAATGAACAATGACGAACGCTGACAGAATCCGGGCTATGACGGATGAGGAATTGGCAATTATGTTAAATAGGCACGAATGCGGCCTTGATTGCCCAGTTGGAGAATTTGATAAACATAAATGCTATATGCAAGAATCGTGCTATCACTGCTGGCTCGACTGGCTGAAACAGGAGGTAAAAGACAATGCGTGATATTTTGTTCCGCGGAAAGCGGGCAGATAACGGGAAATGGGTGTACGGATTCCCTTTTTCGTACAAAGTAGGATTTGCCATAGAAGGGATCGAGACTTGGGATGGAAACAGGCACAGGATCGATCCATCAACTGTCGGCCAGTACACCGGGCTGACCGACAAGAACGGCAAGCGGATTTTTGAGGGGGACTTGCTCGTGCTGGCTACAAGTCGAGCGCACGAAGTCAGGTTTGCCGATGGCAGTTTTTACATGGATGGAACCACATTCCCCTTCCGTTATGGACGGAAGTTTACTATTGTCGGAAACCGCTGGGACAATCCGGAGCTGCTGGAGGAAAAGGAATGAGCGTAATTATTCATGGGCTGAATATGCCCTTATGCAAGACCGAATTGATAGTTTTTCCGAGCGGTGTTGTGCAAGTCTACGATTCCCGTGAAAACTATTTGGGAAAGGCACAGGCCGTCCCGCTCCCGGAAGGGCATGGGAGGCTGATTGATGCGGATGCCATGCTGAGCAAATACGTACAGGATGTGCACGGGCTCGACGGTATCTACGACACGACTGATCTTCCGGAAATGCTGTCCTATATGCCGTCTATTGTTCAAGCGGAAGGAGGGACGGACAATGAACACATTTGACGCATGGAACGAAATGGAAAAAGAGAGAAAACAACGCAAACAAAATGCGCCTTGTTCCGAGTGGATTTCCGTGGACGAACGGATGCCTGCGCTGGATACGGAAGTGCTTGTGTTTGCAGTTGGACTCCCGGAATGGGGATTCGAGGGCAAGACAACAATGGCTATCGCACATCGGTTCATTTATCGCTTCTGGAGCGGTGGAAAAGAGTATGAACAATGGTCTACTCCGTGGGAGTATTTCCACAAGGACTACAAAATCACCCACTGGATGCCGCTCCCGGAACCGCCGGAGGAAGGAGGCGGCGAGGGATGAACGATCAAAGGCCGCAAATCATTCGCGGAACCATCGATGGGAAAGCGAAATATTGCAGAATTCCGGTTAGAAGCAAGCTCTATGAAACAATGCAGGAAGGCGGAGAACTTTCAGCCGAAGCAATCCTTTCGATGCCGCATGAAAAATCTGTGGCTGTGATAGATGCTATTATGGCCGACTGGTTTTACTGGATGCGCCGCGCCGGAGAATATTTCGTACAACTCGCACCCCAGGAAGGAGGCAGCGAGGATGGCTGATAGAACGTGCAGCACCTGTGCCTTCTGCGGTACGCCACCCTACAAAATGCCCTGTTCTTCCTGCCACCCCACCTACGATGGGTGCACAAACTGGACGGAAAGCATAGCGGCTCAGAGCGATCCGCGAGGAGGGCACATGACAAGCGAGCAGGCTATTAAAATCTTGAGAATGAGCGAACAGGAACGCTGGAGAAATGGCGTTGAACACAACGATGTGATGGACGCCATCAATTATGCGGCGCTCGCTCTGTCAAGAATGGACGCGAAAAAGCCAACGCACGAAGCAACGCGATACAGGTCTTTGACCTGCCCTCATTGCAAGAATGTGATCGACAGCTTTACGACCGCATTTGGGAGGAAGGTACGAGTGATGGAACCGCATTGCAAATACTGCGGGCAGAAAATAGACTGGAGTGAGGAGGCACATAATGTCGCTGAATAAGCTCCGCCTGTCGCGCCGTGAGCGGACGGCCCGCACGAAGATCATTCAAGAGCACCACTACAACCGAAAAGAGCAGCGGAGACTTGACCGGTACGTAGAGCAACACCACATCACATACAACTGGGTTTATACAAGGATCAAAGGCGGCGCGATTCTCGCTTTCATGGCAGAAAACGGCGTCGAACGGCTTGCAGCCGCTTTTCTCAAAGCATCCGCTCAATCGGCCACGGTATCAGATGCGTTTGAGAAGATGGCAAAAGCAATCCGGAATCTCAGAGCCGCCGATCGGAGACAGGCCATCTGGCTTGTCCAGTCCAAGGAGCGCCACAAGAAGGAGGCTGTCACGCAGCCCAAAAAAGAACGAATGGAGGACCCCAAATGATTTCCGATAAAGATATCCTTATGGCTTGTTCCGGTGCGGTTCGTCACTGGGGCAAAGAGAACCAGGTGCGGAAGTGCCTGGAGGAGATGGCAGAGCTCCAGATCGAGCTTTGCCGAGAACCGCTCCACAGATCCTCGAAGGATCGGATCGCGGAGGAGCTTGCCGACGTCATGATCATGCTGATCCAGATGGGCATTATCTTCGACTGCAAGGACGAGATTGACGCCCACACGGAGCGGAAGGTCGCCCGTCTGCTTCAACGAATTCGGGAGGAGGACGGTCTGAATGGCGAAGTGTAGAGGCTGTGGCCGTGAGATCATCTGGGTCAAATCGGCCAAGGGCAAGGCGATCCCATGTGACCCCGATCTGATTACCTTCTGCCCCGACAAGGAGGGCGACCAGGTGTACATCACCGAGGACGGCCAGTACATGCGGGGCTATGATAAGCCCGCCGACGGCAACGGCTTCGATGACTGGTCCGCACGGCGCGGGCGCGTCGCCCACTTCGCCACCTGCCCCCAGGCAGATCGGTTCAGAAGGAGGTGAAGATCGGATGTTCGGAAAGAAAAAGCCCGTTTTCATCTGCGGACAGTGTATGCACAAGTTCGACCCCGCCACCGTCAAGCTGTCGGAGGTAGGCCCGAGGCACAAGGACGTCTGCGCCGAATGCGGGAAGCGGGCCTACGGTGCCCTCTGCACCCTGGAAACCGTGAAGCGGTCAAACAAGTGATGAAAGGATCTGAGCTGCGTGACCTTGCAGGATTTGAACAGGTATCTGTCCCTATGCAAACAACTTGATAAAGCCCGGGAAAGCCTCCTGGACCTGCAAGAAGCAGCCGTTCCCGGAGCACAAGTCCTGACCGGCATGCCCCACACGCCCGGCGTCAAGGATAAGGTCGGCAACCTGGCCATTGAGATCGCGGACACCAAGGACGCAATTGCTGAGATGGAAAAAGAGATCGAGTCCAAAAGCGCAGAAGTCGAATCATTTATAAAGTCGATCCAATTTGTGGAGCTTCGCACTATCTTTCGTCTTCGTTACATTCGATTCCTGAGCTGGGAGGATATTTCAGAAGTCTTCAGATGGAGATATTCTGAAACAACTCTTCGCAGACGCGTAGAGCGATACATGCAGAAGAACGGCACAAGAGAAAGCTGACGTTTTGTTGTGTCAATTGTTGCGATCTGTTGTATCTTGTTGTAGTCTGTCGCGAAATGCGCAAAATTGCCTTGCACCCGCGTGGTATGCTTACAATGTAAAATTCTAAATCATAGCCAAGCGGCCCACCGAAAGGCGGGTCGCTTATTCTGTGCGGAAGGAGGTTTTGGCCTCCGGGGATGCTCCTTTGCCCCGGCGGTCTCACCCTGGGCCAGGATCGAGAAGCGCGAGCCCAACGCATACCTGACCCTGCTCTACTGGGACACGGAATGGTATAAGCGCAGCTCCCGCACCCGGCGCCAGAACGAGGCCGGCGACACCCGCGACTACAAAGAGCTGACCCGGAAGATGCTCTTTGACGAGTTCGACAAACACTTCACAAATCCGACCACACGCAAGGTGGCCGACGCCTATAAAAAGTGCTACGCCAAGGTCGCCGGCATAGCACGGCCCCGCGACTACAAGCAGATGCACGACGCCCTGGTCGCCGGTGATCCGAAGCTCCGCACTCTCCGCGCTGTCTACCATAACGTGTATGAGGCCTACGCCAAGTACGCGAAGCGTTTCCGTGTGGAAGGGGGTGAACATCATGCCTGATGTGGACGTGTTCGCCCCGCTCTCCTCCCTGCAATGGGTAGACCGCACCAAGCTCAACGCCAACGACTACAACCCCAACAAGGTCAGCGAGGAAAACTTGAAGCTCCTGGTCCAGTCCATCCTCACCAATGGCTGGACGCTGCCGATCGTGGTACGCCCCGATTATACGATCATCGACGGCTTTCACCGCTGGACCGTTTCCGGACGCGAGCCGCTGCTGTCCAAGCTCGGCGGCAAAGTTCCTGTTGTCATTGTGGACCACCAGTCCAAGGCCGAGGATATGTACGGAACCATCACGCACAACCGAGCGCGAGGCACGCACTTACTGGAGCCCATGAAGAACATCGTGAAGACGCTTCTCGACGAGGGAAAGACCGTGAAGGAAATCTCCCGTCAATTGGGGATGCGTCCCGAAGAAATCTTTCGACTCACCGATTTTAGCAAGGACGATTTCATTGCGCTCATGGCCCAGGGTACGGCGGGCTATAGCCGTGCCGAGATCATAACCCAGGTTTAATTCTATTTGCCGTCGAGGAGGAAAACGAAACCATGGAAGAAACTGAAAAGATACCCGTGTACGTGGATATCCGCGACGGTAAGACCCGCTGCATCTGTCATCGTTCTCGAAAAGGTTGCGGAAAAACCTGTGAAAAAGATTCCGTTTCGAGAGACAAATTCGCTAATTGGAAGAAGATCATGAAAAGAGATCGCTTCGGAAAATCGAAAGTTTGAACGCAAAAGGTACTGTGACGGCCCGCCCCGGAGGGTTGCGGGTTCGGCGACCCCAAAATTCCTCTACTAACTGGGGCAAATTTCGGTAATTTCAGTACACCGAAAAGAGCAACTGCGGAGGCTCCTGCAAGTTACCGGCAAGTGCTCCTACAACTGCTCCTACCATTTTTCATCAACTCATACAACCGTTTCCTCAACTGGGATTGTCTTTCCGGTTGAGGAAACGGCCTTTTAGTTAACTGTTTAGTTAATTTCTTAGTCAATCATGCGAGAAATCGTCTGTTTTCGCGAGATAATCACAAGATTTGCAAGGCAATAGCAAGTTTCGTGCAAGTTACAAGCAAGTTAGCAAGTTCCGATCATTTTCGTGGCGGCACGGAAATGGTCTGTCATAGAGGAGGGTATCATGGCCGAGAAAATCACAAAGGAAACGACGGTGAGCCTGTCGGAGCTGGCTGTGGTCCTCGGCATTACCTCCAAACAGGTCCGCAATCTGACGGAGGACGGGATCATCGTCACGGACGGCAAGAACAGCTACCCTCTGGCCAGGAATGTCCAGGCGTACATGGACTTCCGCAGCTCCCGCATCCCGAATGAGGACGAAATGAAGTTTGAGAAGGCCAAGCGCACCGCCGAGCTGAAACTGAAAGCGGCGAAGGCGGATCGGGCAAAGCTGGAAGCCGATGAGCTCAAGGGCACGATGCACCGGGCTGAGGACGTGCGGGCCATCACCGAAGACATGCTCTACTCCGTCCGGAACGCCCTGTCGGCGCTCCCCGGGCGTCTTGCCGTGGACGTCACAAAATGCGAGACGCCCGCCCAGGCCTACGAGGTCATCAAGCGGGAAGCTCATGCAATGATGCGGGAATTCGCTTCCTACAAGTACGATCCCGACCGCTATGATGAGGCTGTCAGAGCCAGGATGGAGTGGAGCGCGGAAGGACTGATCGACGATGAATAACACCGCCGAGAAGAAAACGCAAACTCCAAGACGCACCGCCTCGCTGATGGAAAAGATTATGACCGACGTGTTCACGCCGCCGGACGATCTGACCGTCAGCCAGTGGGCGGCGAAATACCGCGTCCTGTCCTCCGAGGCCTCTGCAGAGGCGGGCATGTGGCGAAACTCCAGGACCCCGTACTTGAAGGAAGTCATGGATGCATTCACCGACGCGAATGTCCGGCACATCGTCATGGTGGCCGCCTCCCAGGTCGGCAAGACGGAATGCGAGCTGAACATCATCGGCTACATCATCGACCAGGACCCCGGCTCGATCCTCTACGTCCACCCCACGGAGGGCGACGCCAAGGAATTCTCCCGTCTGCGTGTGGACCCGATGTTCCGGGACTCCCCAACGCTGAAAAAGAAGATCGTCCAGACCGCCAAGCGGAACGCGGCGAACACGGTCAAGCAGAAGACCTACCCCGGCGGCATCCTGACCCTCTGCGGCTCCACCGAGGCCCACGCCCTGGCATCCAAGCCCATCCGCTACGTCATCGGCGACGAGCGGGACCGCTGGGCCACGTCGGCCGGCGACGAAGGCGACCCCTGGCGCCTGGCCATGGCCCGGCAAAAGACCTTCTACAACGCCAAGGCGGTGGAGGTCTCCACGCCGACCATCAAGGGGCACAGCGCGATTGCCGACGCCTTTGTCACCGGCACCATGGAGCGGTGGGTCAGCCAATGCCCCCACTGCGGAGACTGGCATGAAATCCGCTGGCAGGATATTCGCTTTGACTATGACGTGAGCACAGTCCGGGACGCCAAGACCTACCAGATCAATCAGGTCTATTACTGCTGCCCCGGGTGCGGCGGCGTCAGCGACGAGCAGACCATGAAAAGGCAGCCCGCACGCTGGCAGGCCGAGAACCCCAGCGCCTACAAGACCAACCGCTGCCGGAGCTTCTGGCTCAACGCCTTTGTCTCTGCCTGGGCCTCCTGGACCGACATCATCCAGGAATTTCTCACCGCCGGCAACGACGGCAAGAAGCTCCAGACGGTTTTCAATACCTCCTTCGGTGAGCTTTGGGAAGACCGCGGCGACATCGAGGACGAGGATGCCATGCTGGCCAGGCGGGAGGAATATGAAGCGGAGCTGCCGGAGGGCGTGCTGGTGCTGACCTGCGGCATCGACACCCAGGACAACCGCCTCGAATACGAGGTCGTGGGCCACGGGCACTTCGGCGAGACATGGGGAATCCAGAAGGGCGTCATCATGGGCCGCCCGGACGATGACAAGACCTGGCAAGCCCTGGACGATGTGCTGGACCACCGCTTCACCTATGCCGACGGGATCGGCATTCAGATTTCCCTGGCCTTCATCGACGAGGGCGGCCACTTCACCCAGGAGGTCCGGCAGCGGGCCCAGCAGCGGCAGGGCAAGCGCCTGTTCTGCATCAAGGGCATGGCCGGGGCCGACAGGCCCTACACCGCCCCGCCGAAGCAAATGAAGATCGTGGTCAATCAGAAGATCATCGGCTCCTGCTGGCAGTACCAAATCGGCGTTGACGCGGGTAAGCAGATCATCATGGACAATCTGCACGTCCAGGAGCCGGGCTCGAAATTCTGTCATTTCCCCCGACGGGACGATTACGGCCCCACCTTCTTCAAGGGCCTGCTGTCCGAGCGGCTGGAATATGACGAGAAGAAGGCCAAACCCTGGACCTGGAAGAAGATACCCGGGCACGAGCGCAACGAGGCCCTTGACTGCCGGAACTATGCGCTGGCGGCCTTTAAGGCGCTCCCTGTGAACCTGGACCAGGTGGACAGGCGGCTGAAAGCGAAACGTGGTCAACAAGCCGCAGGCGCCGCTCCTGCGCCCCGCAGACCGGTTTCCAAGCCGAGGAAGCAGCGGGACACCTACGTGGACAAAGAATGGTGAGGTGCGATATGGCGAGCAGAAAGGAAATAATTCAAAAAAGGATTGCATTCAGGCAACGCGCATTGGACAAGCTTTATGACGCCTATGAAGTAATCTCCTCTGGCAGAGTCAAATCTTATATGATTGACGATCGTCAATTGACGAATCACAATCTCGACGAGCTTTCGGAAGAAATCAGAACGCTCGAAAATGAGATCGACGAGCTGGAGGCCCAGCTGGGCGGCAGCGGCCGGCGCAAGGCCGTCGGCGTGATCCCGATGGACTGGTGATGGAGCGGCGTCTGAGCCGCTGCACGCTGGTCTACAGGGAGATCGGCGACAGCTCCGCTCTGATCCGGTGCAGACCCCACGGGGGCTACTCCCTGTTTGAGATCCGGGCGACCTACGCGAAGAACCGCAGGCCGTCCGATTATTACGCCCTGGCCGCTGACGAAAAGAAGGCCAAGGCTGAATTTGAAATGCGGTATGACTGGCTCCGCGTGACCTCCATCCGGGAGATCACGGAGGAGGCCGAGCGGGAAGCAATTCTCACGGACCCGCTCCGCATGCCGCTGGACTGACAAGAAACGCACGGTATGTATGTAAGTTAACATACTAACGCACGCGTGTATTTCATTTGGGTAATGGCCCGAAAGGGCTTTGCCGCCGCTCCAGGAACGGTTTGGCTCCTTCCGCTCCCGGGGCGGCTTTCCATACTACGACGGAGGGAATGCCATGGGAGAACCTAAGATTAGGCCGCTTGCGAGCGGCTATGACGAAGCGGGCGCGAGCCTGCGACGGCGGGCGCTGCGGGCCTTTATTCCGAACAGCGGCCCTCCGGAGGAGGACATCAACCGGAACGCCCAGACGCTCCGGGAGCGGTCCCGGATGCTCTATATGTCCGCGCCCATTGCGACGTCGGCAATCAACACCAACCGCACCCACATCGTCGGCCCCGGCCTGGCGCTGCAAAGCACCATTGACCGCACCATCCTCGGGCTCTCCGAGGAGGCGGCCAAGGAATGGCAGCACAAGACCGAGGCCGAATTCCATCTCTGGGCTGACACGGCCTGGCACTGTGACGCTCTGGGGCTGAACAACTTCGACGATCTCCAGCAGCTTGCGCTGAAATCCTGGCTGATGTCCGGGGACGTGTTCGCCCTGATCCGGCACGTTGACCCGTCGCCCATGAACCCCTACGGTCTTCGTATCCAGCTTGTGGAGGCAGACCGGATCTGCAATCCCGACAGCACAGGCGCAACGATTTTCTGCTCCGAAATGAAGATCCCGGAGGGCAAGCCCGGCGCCGGCCACAAGGTCTTTGACGGTGTGGAAGTGGATCGAGATGGCAAGGTTGTGGCCTACCATGTGTGCAACACCTATCCGCGATATGCCTTCTACAGCAACGAGAAGTCCGAATGGACCAGAGTACTTGCCCGTGGTGCGAGGACCGATCTGCCGAACATCCTCCACATCATGGAGAGCGAGCGGCCCGGCCAGTACCGCGGCGTGCCGTACCTGGCGCCGGTGATTGAGACCCTGCTCCAGCAGCGGCGCTACACCGAGAGCGAGCTGATGTCCGCGCTGATCCAGAGCTTCTTCACCGCATGGATCAAGACAGAGACAGATGCCTCCATGCTGCCGATTACAGAGGTCGGAGACGGCGAAGGCGGCGAGCCCGTCGGCGGTCTGAGCGACGATGAAAACGAGTACGAGATGGGCCCTGGCACCGTGACGCACTTGAAGCCCGGCGAGGACATCACCTTCGGTGCCCCGAACATTCCCACGGCTGGCTTTGAGATGTTCACGAAGACCCTGACCAAGATTATCGGCTCTGGCCTGGAGCTGCCCTACGACGTGCTGATCAAGGAATTCAATTCCAGTTATTCCGCTTCCCGCGGCGCTCTGATGGAGGCCTGGGAGGCCTTCAAGATGCGGCGTCACTGGTTCGTGGACGATTTCTGCCAGCCGGTCTATGAGCTGTGGCTGGCCGAAGCGGTGGCCCGAGGCCGGATCAAGGCCCCGGGCTTTTTCGTGGACCCGATGGTCCGGAAGGCCTGGTGCGGCGCAACCTGGATCGGGCCTGTGCAGGTGGCGCTTGACCCGAACAAGGAAGCCACCGCCGCGCTGCTGATGGCCTCTCAGGGCATCAAGACCCACAAGCAGATCACCCGGGAGCTGGGCGGCGGCGACTGGGACCAGAACGTGGAACAGCTCAAGCTCGCCAACGAAAAGCTCAAAGAGGCCGGGGCCTCCGCTGTGACCCAGGCACCGGCCCGAAACGACGAGAAGGAGGACTCAGACAATGCCGAAAATTGACATTCGGAGGCCGTGCTACGCCATGGCCTCCAAGGACGGGGACAGCGCCGAGATCACCATGTACGGCGACGTGGTGGAGCACGTCCCCACCGACTGGTGGACCGGAAAGAAGCTCGATGGTAACTACATCGTTCAGGACGAGTTCATCAAGGACCTGGACACGCTCAAGAGCTGTCGCTCCATCACCATCCGCATCAACTCCTACGGCGGCGACGCCGTGGTGGGCATGACGATCCACAACCGGCTCCGGGAGCTGGCCCGCTCCGGCATCCAGCTCACTGCCATTGTGGACGGCGTGGCCATGTCCGCGGCCTCCGTCATCATGGCGGCCTGCGACACCGTGAAGGTCAACGAGACGAGCCTGGTGATGATCCACCGCTGCTCCAGCCTCCTGTGGGGCTATTACAACGCCGACGAGCTGGCTGAGCAGGTGGAGCCGATGCGGGCCTATGACCGGGCGCTGGCATCTGCCTACACCCGCAAGACCGGCATCGACGAAGACGAAATCCTCAAGATGATGTCCGACACCACCTATCTCACCGGCAAGGAGGCCGTGGAGAAGGGCTTTGCCGACGAGCTGATCCAGGACGCGGAGCCGGTCAAGCTGGCCGCCAACGCCGACGGCACGGCGCTAATCGTCAACGGCAGAGCCTTCCGGCTCCCCGCCGGGATGTTCGCGCCGGACTTCATCCCCACCGCCAGCCCCGAGGAGGCTGCGGCAGCAGAACAGGTCAATCCGGTGGAGGCCTCGGCCCCCGCCGTTGAGACACATATCAATCCGCCGGAAAACTCCGGCAACGAAGGAGGTAAAAACCCTATGACTCTTGAAGAGCTCCGGGCGCAGCAGCCCGAACTGGTGCAGCAGATCGAGGCGTCCGCTGCCCAGGCCGAGCGGGCAAGGCTTCAGGGCATCGACGATGTGGCGGCGCTGTTCAGTGCCGACCTTGTTGCCGAAGCCAAGTACGGCCAGACCGCTTGCTCTGCGGAGACCCTGGCACTCCGGGCCGCGAAGGCAGCGCAGAAAGCCGGGACCAGCTTCCTGTCCAACCTGGCTGATGACGCGAAGGCGTCCGGCGCGGAGGACGTGACCCCTGCGGCAGTCCCCGACGAGACCGCCCCCACCAATGAGAGCATCGAGGCCGCCGGCGAAGCCATGGCCAAGAAGCTCCGCGAATCCGAATAAGGAGGAAAGATCATGAACAGAGATCTGCATGAGAAGCTCGGCTCCATGGAGTACGAGAAGCTGTTCGCCGGTCTGGAGCCCAAGGCTCTGACCCACCCCGCCACCATCCGGAAGCTGGGCACCGCCGCCACCATCAAGCGCGGCACCCTGCTGTCCAAGAGCTCCACCGACGGCAAGCTGGTGACCTTCGGCACCGCCGCCGCCTCCGGCGAGACTCTGACCGCCGACTGCATTCTGACCGATGACATCGACGTGGGCACCGCTGCCGACGAGAATGTCCTGGTCTACATCAGCGGCAACTTCAACGAAGCCGCGCTGATCCTGGCGACCGGCGCCACCATCTCCGAGACGGACCGGGACGAGCTCCGTAAGAAGGGCATCATCCTCGGCACCGTCCAGGAACCCTAAAGGAGGAATGAACGATGGCTCTGAACATCAACATCCTGGACACCTACTACATGGCGGGCCTGTGGAAGGGCCTGTCCCCGGTCACCTCCTTCTTCCGTGACCGCTACTTCCCCACCGGCGCCGGCGACATCTACAAGGCCAACAAGGTCCTTGTGGAGTACCAGGACGGCGACACCGGCATTGCCCCCTTCATGGTGGAGCGGGCCGATCCCATCAACGTCTCCCGCCAGGGCTACGAGATCCACGACTACGCTCCGGTCTGCATCAAGCAGGCCCGGAACCTGACCGCGGACGATCTCAAGGCCCGCGGCTTCGGCGAGGCCATCCTGTCCAACAGCACCGAGGCCGAGCGTGCCGCCAGGCTGGTCTCTCAGGACCTGGCTCTGCTGGAGCGCCGCTTCACCCGCGCGGAGGAAAAGCTGTGCGCTGACACCATGATCAACAACGGCTTCTCCGTCAACGAGATGCTGGACGCCAACACCATCGGCCACGTGGCCACCGTCCGGTACTACGACGCGCTGAAGGGCAACGACGGCGTGTACACCGTCTCCAATCAGTGGACCAAGGCCACCGACTGGGACGTGATCTGCGGCGACGTCCGCGCCATGTGCCGGAGCCTGTCCCGCCGCGGCCTTCCCGCCGTGGACCTGGTTGTCGGCCAGGACGTGGCCGACGTGCTGCTGAACAACACCACCTTCAAGTCCCTGGTGGCCCACGACAGCGGCATCATCATCGCTTCTCCCATCGTGCAGGAGCTCACCAAGTACGACGGCGTGAGCCTGATCGGCGTGGTGAACTTCTCCGGCTACCGGCTGAACGTCATCAGCGTGGACGAGCAGTACCTGTCCGGCAGCTCCTGGACCAACTACTTCCCCGCGAAGTCCGTCATGGTCACTGCCCCCGGCTGCGGCCATCTGATGTATGCCCACATCGTCCACATGGACGAGGCCGGCAACGTCGAGACCATTGCGGGCAAGCGCGTCCCGGACCTGTTCGTCAACCGCCGCCAGAAGATCCGCGAGCTGATCCTGGAGAGCCGCCCCCTGGCCGCCCCCAAGAACTACGCCCCCTGGGTCTACGCCGCCAGCGTGGTCGCCTGATCCGACGCCGCAGAAAGGAGCCGAATATGCTGATCCACATTATCAACGGCACCTACGGGTTCAACGATGACGGATTCATCCGTCCCAAGACCCGACAGGACGATCCCTTCGAGGTTCCCGACGCCGAGGCGAAGCGTCTGGTGGAGCTGGGTGTCGCGGAGTACGCGACAAAGGCTCTTGCAAGCCCGCCCGCGCCCGCTGGCGAGAACGCCCCGGAAGTTCCGGGCGTGAACACGTCTGAGGGGGAACAGCCCGCAGAGGCCCCTCTCGCGCCTCCTGCGGAGGCTGAGCCCGACCCCAAGGACTGCATCGACATTGTGGACGGCCACATGACGGTGGAGAGCCTGATGGAGCTGACCCGGGCCGACATGGAGGCGCTGGCCGAGGACCTGGGGCTCGACGTGCAGAAGTGCAGGAACAAGGGCGAGATCGCCGCGCTGATTGCGCAGGTGGAGATCGACCCGGACCAGCAGCACGGCGAAGGCCCGGATCTGGCGGCGGCGCTGCCGGAGTGAGCGCCTTCAAGGACATGGTGGCGGCCGACATCCACGGAGTTTTTCTGAACGTGGATGAATTCGGCGAGCGGCGCACGGTGAAGTACAACGGGGAGACCTACGAGGACATTCCCGTGGTGCTCATCGGCATCAAGCAGTCTGAGCGCAAGCAGCTGGTCTTCGACCACACCATGGGCCTTTACCTGGTCACAGACATCATGCACGTCGCCCTGTCCGATCTGGGCGGCCACATGCCGGAGAAGGGCAGGAAAATCAGCATTTCCGACCCGGATGTCCCGGACTTCTTCCGGGTCTACCTTGTCGCGTCCAGTCAGAATACCGTTGGAATGCTACGAATCGAGCTGGAGGTGACGGACGAGTGAAGATTTCCATTGAGCAGGTCGGAAAGCAGAGCGTGGAGCGGGCCGAGCTCCTGCTGGCGGGCTTTCCCGGGGCCATTGACAAGGCTCTGCGGAGCTCCGTCAGCAGGGCCGCGCAGAAGGTCCGGTCTCAGAGTTCCAAGCGCATCCGGCAGCGGTACGCCATTTCCGCGGCGAACCTCCGGCTGGATCAGAACGTGCGGATCAGCTACTCCTACAGCCCTGGGGACGGGATGGACGCCTCCATCCTGTTCCGGGGCAGTAAGATCCCGCTGCACCGGTACGACGGCGCCTCTCCCGCCGGGCCGACCTATGACCGGTCCCAGCTCGTGCCGATCCACACGTCCACCGGCTGGCGTATGGGAAGCCCCGGCGTGGCTGCTGCCGGACACCAGCTCCGCGGCACAGCCCCGACCAAATTCCAGGACGCCTTCGTGGCCCGGTTCCGTTCCGGGCACGTTGGCATCTTCGAGCGCACCGGCGGCGTTACTGCCTCCGGGGCCGACGAGCTCCGGGAGCTGATGGGCTCCTCCATTCCGCAGATGATCGGCAACGATGAAGTCATCGAGGCGCTGAGCAACGACGCGGGGCTGGAATTCGACAAGCGCATGACCCACGAGGTCGACGCGTTCCTGAACGGCTGGAGGTGAGACCGTGACAAGCTCTGATCTGCTGCGCTGCCTGTGCTCGTTTCTGGAGGAAAGTACGAAGGACCTGCTGATGCCTGTCGCCTTGCAGAAGGAGGATGTGAAAGCCGGGAAAACGGTCGAAGACCAGGCTCAGGCGAACATCTACCCACAGAGGCTTCCGAACAACTACGACCTGACGAAGATTACACCGTACATTCTGGTCCGTGTCATCCACGGAGAGGACGGGCAATCGGAGGGCGAAGACCCGGTGTCAATCGTTGTGATTCGGCTGACATTCACCGTGTATAACCAGGATGAGCCGGAAGGCGAGCTCATGCTTATCAACCTCATTGAAAGGGTCCGTCAAGCTCTGGAAAAGACGGTGGTCATCGGCAATCTGTACACGCTGGATTTGTCCAGCAAGCTCACTTACGACGTATACGACGGTATCAAATACCCGTACTACGCCGGGGAGATGATCACCGCCTGGCAGCTCCCGCCCATTGAAAGAGAGGATGTCCTGCAATGTCTGTAAAGAAACGGATCAAGCCCGTGGAGAATCCGGTCCGGGAGACGCCGATCTGCGTCTACCTGGGCCCCACCATCCGCGGCATCATTACGAAGGGGCAGATTTTCTCCGGCACGAAGGAGGAAGTGCTGGCCTCCCTGGTTCCCGCCGCTGCTGACTACCCCGGCATTGCCGGGCTGCTGGTCACCGGCGAGGAGCTGCCCACGGCCCGCACCCAGGTCCGCACCGCCGGAACGCTGCTCTACAACCGCTATCACAAGCTGGCCAAAGGCCAGAAATAAGGAGGAAACATTATGCCTTACAAGCATGGCGTATACGCCAATGAGACGGCCACTGCCGTTGCTGTCCCGACTCCCTCCGAGAGCGGCGTCGCCTTCGCCATCGGCGCCGCCCCCGTACAGTCCGCCGCTTCTCCCGCCGCTGTCGGCGTTCCCACCCTGGTCACCAGCTGGGAGGGATTTGTGGAGAAGTTCGGCTACTCCGATGACTGGGACAAGTACCCCCTGTGCGAGGTGGCCTACAGCCACTTCAAGCTGTTCGGCGTCCAGCCCGTCATCGTCTGCAATCTGCTGAACCCTGCTTCCCACAAGAGCGCCGTCGCCGCCGCCGACAAGGCCGTGGCCTCCCACCAGATCAAGCTGCCCCAGGAGGCGATCCTGAGCTCCGTGGTGGTGAAGGCCTCCGGCGGCCAGGGCACCGCCTACGTCAAGGACGAGGACTACGCCCTGTTCTACGACGCCGATGCCGGCGAGCTGGTGATCGAGCTGCTGTCTGACGGCAGCATCTACAGCGCCACCGAGCTGAGCGTGGCCTATGACGCGGTGGTCGCGGCCTCCGTGAATGCCTCCGCTGTCGTGGCCGGCATGGAGAGCATTGAGCTCTGCTCCACCTCCCTGGGCGTGGTGCCCGACATCATCCTGGCCCCCGGCTACTCCACCGCTGCCACCGTCGCCGCTGCCATGGCCACCAAGGCCGAGAGCATCAACGGCATGTTCAAGGCCATTGCCCTGATCGACATGGACTGCTCCACCGTGACCGCCTACGACGCGGCCATCACCGCCAAGCTGGCGGCGGCGCACACCGAGTCCGAGATTCTGTGCTGGCCTATGGTGAGCCTGGGGGACAAGAAGTTCCATCTGTCCACCCAGCTCGCGGGCCTCATGGCCCAGGTGGACGCCTCCAACGACGATTGCCCGGTGGAGTCCCCCTCCAACAAGAACCTGCGCTGCGACAGCATGATCCTGGCCAACGGCACCGAGGTCACCCTGTCCCACGCCCAGGCCGTACAGATGAACGCCGCCGGCATCGTGACCTGTCTGAACTTCCTGGGCGGCTTTGTGGCCTGGGGTAACTTCACCGCTGCCTATCCCGCCAACAAGGATCCCAAGGACGCGGAGATCAGCGTCAAGCGGATGTTCGGCTGGGCCAACAACACCGTCATCCGCACCTGCTGGAGCCGCCTTGACAAGCCCATGACCCGCCGTCTGATCGACGCCATCACCGATGATCTGAACGCATGGCTCAACGGTCTGTCCGGCGCCGGCTACCTCCTGGGCGGCCGCATCGAGTACCAGGAGGACGAGAACGCCCTGATCGACCTCATGCAGGGCATCTGCCGCTTCCACATGTTCCTCACCCCGCCTTCTGCCGTGCAGGAGATCGAGTTCGTGATGGAATACGACGCGGACTATCTGGCCACTGCGTTCAGCGCGTAAGGAGGTAACGACTATGGCAAGAAAGCAGACTAAGGGCGCGATCGACCAGGCCACCGTCAACTTCTCCGTCTTCGAGGATCTGACCGAATACCTGGGCATCGCTTCCGTCACCCTTCCCAGCCTGACCTGGCTGACCCAGCAGATGTCCGGGTCTGGCCTCGGCGGCAACATCGAGGCCGTTCTGGCCGGCATGGTTGATGCCATGACCCTGACCATGAACTTCCGGCAGCACAACGACCAGGCCCTGCGCCTGTGCTCCCCCCGGATGCACAGCGTCACCCTGCGGGTGGCCCAGCAGCAGGAGAGCCCCATCAAGGCCGCCACCCAGATCCAGGCGGTGAAGCACACCTTCCGGATGATGCCCAAGAGCCTCAGCGGCGGCAACATTGCCCCGGCCAGCACCGCCGATCCGAGCGGCGAGTACGCCGTCCGGTACTGGAAGGCCGTCGTGGACAACAAGGTGTGGATCGAGATTGACCCCATCAATTTCATCTGCATCATCGACGGCGTGGACTATCTGGCCGAGGTCCGCAAGGCCCTGGGCAAGTAAGCCCGCAAGAACACGAAAACACACCCGGGGTGGGTCCTCCACTCCGGGTGTCATGCTATCTGACTGAAAGGAGCTAACTATCATGGCAAAGGAAAAGGAAATCATCAACGCCGAGGATGTGGTCGGCAGCGAGGCCGCCGTCATGGAGGAATCCACCGAAAGCGGCGTCTACACCCACAAGTTCTCCAGGCCCTTCGAGTACGAGGGCCGGACCATCACGGAGCTGTCCTTCGACTTCGGCGGCCTGACCGGCAGGGACTCCCTGGCGGTGGAAGCCGAGCTCCGCGCCTCCGGACTGCCTGTGGTCCTCAAATCCTTCGACGGCGGCTACCTGGTGCGGATGTGCGCCCGGGCCTGCATCGACGAGGAGATCGGTCACGACGTCTTCGACGTGATGCCGGTCAAGGACTACAACAAGATCACCGGCGTTTCCCGGCGTTTTTTCTAAGGCTCGGCGTCCAGACCGATGACGGCGGAGCGTGGGTGCGCCGGACCTGCATGGTCCTGGCGAAGAACACCTACACGCCGCTTCCGTTCTGGCTGGACCTTCCCTTTGTTCAGCTCGCAGGCTGGATCGGGACGAACAACGAGATAGAGGAAAGCAAGAAACAGTGACAGGAGGTGCTACATACATGGCAAGCCAGAGACAATACGAGATGCTGTTCCAGCTCAACGCCAAGCTGGGGAGCCAATACAGCAGCACCTTGAAGGCCGCGCAGTCCGAGCTCCTGAAATTCAACCAGGAGTACCGGAACCTTTCTGCGACGGCCAATGACATTTCAGCCTATCAGCGCCAGCAGACCGCGGTGGAGAACACCAAGGACAAGCTGGCGCTGCTCCAGCAGCAGTATGACAACATCCAGAAGGAGATGCAGGAGACCGGCACCTACTCCTCCGATCTGGAGAACAAGCTGCTGGCCAAGAAGGCGCAGATCGACAAGACTACCAAGGCCTACAATGACCAGATCGCCAAACTGGACGAGTACAAGCGCCGGCTGGAAGAGGCCGGGGTCGATACGACCGAGCTGGACAAGGAAAGCGAGCGCTTGAAGGAAGAGCTGAAACAGCTCCAGTCCGGCTTTGACGGAGCCGGTGACGAGGCAGAGGAATTCGGGGAAAAGAGCGCAAACTCCCTGCAAGACATCGAAACGCTTCTGGTCTCGGCTGGCATCGTCAAAGGCCTCAAAGCCATCTACGAAGGCTTCTCCGAATGTACGGAGGTCGCCGCAGACTTCGAGGAGCAGATGTCCACCGTCGAGGCAATCTCAGGCGCTGACGCGGAAGAGATCGACGCACTGGCAGAACGGGCTAAGTACCTGGGCTCTACCACGGCATTCACCGCCCAGCAGGTGGGCGAGGGCATGGAGTACATGGCCATGGCGGGCTGGAAGACCGAGGACATGCTCGCCGGCATGGCTTCCGTGCTGGCGCTGGCCGCCGCTTCCGGCGAGGACCTGGGAACCGTCTCCGACATCGTAACCGACGCGCTGACAGCGTTCGGCTTGAAGGCGAAGGACACAGGCCGCTTTGCCGACATCCTTGCCGCAACCGCCGCGAATGCCAACACCAACGTCGGCATGATGGGCGAGACCTTCAAGTATGCCGCCCCCGTCGCTGGTGCCCTGGGCTACTCCGTGGAGGACGTGGCCGTTGCGATCGGCCTCATGGCCAACAGCGGCATTAAGGCCAGCCAGGCCGGCACGACCTTGAAGAACATCTTCAACGGCATCCTGGGCGGCGTGGATCTGACCGCTGCCGCCTTCGGGGATCTGAACGTGGAGTTCGTCAACAGCGACGGCTCAATGCAGGATCTCTCCTCTTCGATGGACACCCTGCGGTACTACTTCGACCAGATGACCGAGGCGGAGAAGGTCCACAACGCCATCAACATTGCGGGCCAGCGCGGCTACTCCGGCCTGCTGGCGATCCTGAACTCTACCGCCGATGACTACGACAAGCTGACCGACGCCGTGAACAACAGCGCCGGCGCCGCCCAGAAAATGGCCGACATCAAGTTGGACAATCTCAACGGTCAGATGACCATTGCGAAGTCCGCCATGGAAGGTCTGGAAATCGAGATCGGCAAGCAGTTCACGCCTATGTTGACGAAGCTCTACAAGGTCGCCGCTGATATCCTCGGTGGGCTGACCACCTTCGTTAAGGAAAACCCGAACGTGGTGAAAGCCGTCGCTGCCGGCGCCGCTGTGATCGGCGTCTTCACTGCGGCGATTATTGCCGCGAAGGTCGCCATGATCGCGCTGAATGCGGTCATGTCCATTAACCCGATCGTCCTTGAGACGATGGCCTTTGTGTCCCTCTATACCGCTATCGCCGTGCTGATCTCCACCGCCGAGGACGCCACCGATCCCATGAACATGCTGACCGGCGCGAGCCAGGAGCAGCGGGAAGAAATGGAACGGCTCCAGGAGGAATACGACCAGGTGTGCGAGGCCGAAGGCGAGACTTCTGCGAACGCGATCCTGCTCAAGAATAAGCTGGACGAGGCAACCGCCGCCTTCGAGGAAAACCGGCAGACCATGGGCGAATGGAAGGCTGAGAACGACAAGCTGCTGGAAAACCACGGCAGCATCATCACCGAGTACACCGAAGGTTCCAAGAGCATCGACAAGGAAGCTCAGAGCATGGACTCCCTGATCTTCAAGCTCATTGAGCTGTCCAACAAGACGGAGCTCTCCTACGGTGAATTGCAGATCCTCCAGGCCGTCATTGACGAGATCAACGAGCGCATGCCCGAGGCCGGGCTTTCCTTCGATGTCAACACCGGCCAGCTCAACGTGACGGCTGAACAGCTCCGCGCCATGGCCGAGGCTGCTGCCGAAGCGAAGCAGAATCAGCAGGACCTTGAAACCTACATGCAGTTGGTCGCCGAGCACGACGCTCGGAAAGAAGCAGCCGATCAAGCGAAGGCAAACGCCGACGCCTACCGTGACTATGCTGACGCTCAAATGGAGGCATACAAAGCTCACGAGGACACCAGCAACGACGAACACACAGACTGGACAGCCTATAAGCTCCAGAATGCTGCTTACGAGGCGAAGCAGCATATGGACGAGCTGACGGCTATCTATGAGGAAAACGCTGCCGCTCTCGCTGAGAACGAGCGTTTGACTGCTGAGCTGGAAGGCCGAATGACCGACTATGGCGAGACCGTCCAGCAGGCGGGCGAAACCACAAACGAGATGGCCGAGATTATGGGCTCCTACCAGGAGCAGATCGAGGCCCTTTCCGAAGCCTACACCACGGCATACACTGCCGCCTATGACTCCATCACCGGGCAGTACAAGCTCTGGGACGATGTGGCGGAAGTCAGCGCAAAGAGTGTCGATGACGTCACAACCTCCCTGCAGAACCAGAAGAAATACTGGGAGGATTACAACACCAACATCCAAACGCTGCTGGGCTTCTCCGGGCAGATTGAAGGCCTGTCCGAGATGGTGGCCGAGTTCGGCGACGGTTCCGCAGACAGCGTGGACATGGTCGCCGGAATGGCCGAGGCCGCAAAGTCTGGCGATCCGACGAAGATCCAGGCCATGGTCACCGCCTGGCAGGAGAACAAGGCGGCGCAGGACGAGGCGGCCCAGAGCCTGGGCGACCTGGTGAGCGGCTACTCCGACGGCATGACCGAGATCAAGGACCAGATCACCGCCGACGTGGAAGCCATGGATATGTCCACGCAGTCCTACACTGCGGCACAGGCAACCATCCAGGCATTCATCGACGGGGCCAGCGATATGCTGCCCTATGTGCGGGCGGCATATCAGAACGTTGCAAGCGCAGCGTCCTCGGCCCTGTCGAACACGCATTTCACGCAGAACAAGCCCCGAGGCTACCGGGAAGCCCCCTATGCCTCCGGCACGGACAACGCTACCCCTGGCTGGCACCTGGTCGGTGAGAACGGCCCGGAGGTCCGTTGGTTTAATGGCGGCGAAACCGTGTGGGACGCCAACGAGACTCGCGACTTCCTCCAGGCCATGCAGCGCGATCCCCTGGAAGCTGTACAGGCATCCTCCGGCGGGGCTACCATCCAGGTCAGCTTTGCCCCGCAGTACAACCTTTCCGGAGCTTCCGACTCCGCGGAAATCCGGGCCATGCTCGCGGAGCATGACGAGGAAATGAAGCGGCAGATCCGGGAGATGCTGGCCGAGGAGGCCGAGGACATGGTAAGGAGGCGCATGTGATGAAAACCTACACCACGAAGCAGGGCGACATGTGGGACGGCATTGCCTACACTGAGCTGGGCAGCACCGACCACACCGGGACGCTCATGCAGTGCAACCTCCGGCACGTCCATTACTACACCTTCCCGGCGGGGATCGTCCTGAACATCCCCGACATCGACGAGGATGAATCCGACGTCCTCCCGCCCTGGAAGAAGGTGGCCGGATGAGTGACGTCAATCTTGCCCGCCGGGCAGAAATCCAGGTCAACTTCGCCGGTGTGGACATCACCAAGGACATCAAGCCCTACATCAAGAGCATCGAGTACACCGACAACGAGGAGGACGAGGCCGACGATCTGCAAATCAAGCTCCAGGATCGGGACGCCCAATGGCTGAAAAAGTGGCTGAACGACATCGTTCAGAAGGCAGCTTCCACCACCGCGGTCACCAGCTCCGGGAGCTCCGGCGGCGCTTCGACCTATCGCGTCACCCCGGCAATCGGGCTCAACGTCCGCACCGGCCCAGGCACCGGCTACCGAAAGCTGGGCGCTCTGGTCTGCGGCACGAAGATCCAGGTGTATTCGATCTCCAACGGCTGGGCGCAGATCCGCTACAGCGGCCAGACCGCCTACGTCAGCGCCAGCTATATCGCCTATGTCAGCGGAGCTTCCGGGTCTTCCTCCGGGAGCTCCGCTTCTTCCGGCATTTCCGGCATGAAGATCTCCGCAGTCATCGTCCAGCGCAACTGGCACGGCGACGGGAAGGACAACGTGCTTTCCTGCGGCGAATTCGAGCTGGACAGTCTGGGCTGCGGCGTGGGGCCCTCCGATGCCTCCATCAAGGGTACTTCAATCCCTTACGCCTCTACGATCCGGCAGCAGAAGAAGACCAAGGGCTGGGAGGCCTACTACCTTTCCGGCATTGCAAGGGAGATCGCGGACAATGGTGGGATGGGCCTGCTGTATCTGTCCTCAATCAATCCCTATTACGCCCGGCGGGAACAGTACCAGACGCCGGATATCACCTTCCTGAAGAACCTCTGCCACGACGCCGGGGTCAGCATGAAGGTCACGAACAACATCATCGTCCTCTTCGACCAGGCGGCTTACGAAAAGCGGGACGCCGTGCTGACCATCAAGTACGGCGACGGCTCCTACATCGGCAAGCCCACGCTCAAGACCGGGAAGGCCGAAACGCAGTACGCCTCCTGCCGGGTGCGGTACACCAACCCGGCCACCGGGAAGTGCATCGAGGCCATTGCCTACGTGGAGGACTACAAGGCAGACGACAAGAAGAACCAGCAGCTCGAAGTCCGGGCCAGGGTCGCTAACTATGCCGAGGCGAAAAGCCTCGCAGAGAAGCGCTTGCGGCTCCGAAACAAATTTGAGCGGTCCGCGAGCTTCACGCTGCTGGGTAACTCCGAGATCGTCGCCGGTCTCAACGTGAAGCTGTCCGGCTTCGGGCTGTGGGATGGGAAGTACGTCGTGAAAACGGCGAAGCACTCCGTCGGCAGCTCCGGCTACACCACGGCTATCACGCTGCGGCCTGCATTGGAGGGCTGAACATGGACATTGAAACCATCCTCGCCGGCATGGTCCGTATCGGCAAGGTAACAGACCGGGACACGACCACAGGCATGGTCCGGGTGCTGTTCCCCGACAGCGGGCTCACGTCCGACTGGCTCTACTGCGTCCAGGCAAAGGCCCCCATCACCATCGGGACCACGGAGGAGCACAGCCACACGGCCAGCTCCGGCACCTGGACGCCATCCATCAATCAGACGGTGCTCTGCCTGTATCTCCCGATCCCGGATGCCGACGGCTTTGTCCTCGGCGTGATTGGAGGTGGAGCATGAAGGTAGGATGCCTCGGAAAGATCGTCTTCGAGGTCTCCGAAAAGACGATCTTGACCATTCAAAACGCCACCTGGTCCGGCTCGGTCAACATCACCGAGCACAAGCGGCACCTGGGCGACGCCTGCACGGAGTTCGTCGGCCGCAACGCCGACACGATGGAGCTTGAAATCCACCTGTCGGCCTGGCTCGGCGTGAACCCGCTCAAGACCATCCGGCAGATCTGGGACTATGAGCGCAGCGGTACCGCCGTACCGCTGGTCATCGGAGAACACGCCTACGGGAAGTACCGCTGGCTGATCCAGTCCCATTCCATCAAGCTGGAGAAATACGACCGGGCCGGAAACCTCCTGAGCGCCACGGTTCAAATCAAGCTGATCGAGTACACGCGGAGGTGACGGCCATGACCTACAAGGTAAACGTAAAGGACCTGCAGATCACCTTCGGCGAAACCAACACGATCCGAAGCGTCTTGCAGAACGTGGCGATCATTCTCCGGACGCGGCAGGGCACCTGCCCGATGTACCGGGAATTCGGCTTGCCCCAGGAGTACCTGGACAAGCCGGTTCCGGTGGCCCGCTCGCTGATGTTCTCCGAGATCAAGGAGGCGGTGGAGGAATTCGAGCCGCGCTGTTCCGTGGTGGACATTACCTTTGCCGCTGACGCTTCGACGCCCGGCGGTCTGATCCCTACTGTGGAGGTGGAAATCAACGATGAGTAGAAATCCCGATTATCAGTTTGTGGCAAACAACACCGAGGAGCGCATGGCGCGGGCCGTCGCTGCCTACGAAGCGCTCTCCGGCCAGGCGTTGAGACCAGGCGACCCGGAGCGGCTGCTGATTTCCTGGGCCATGTCGGCCCTGTCGCAGCTCTTCGCGGCGGTCAACTATGCCGGCAATCAGAACCTTCCTTCCCGGGCTGACAGCGAGAACCTTGACGGCCTCGGGGAGCTGTACTATTCGCAGACCCGGCCCCAGGGTCAGGCGGCCATCTGCACGGAGCAGTTTGAAATCTCCGAAGCGCAGCTCTTCGACATCACCGTGCCGGCGGGTACCCGCGTCACCGACGAAGGCCGGACCCTGATCTGGGAGACCGTGGCCGAGGTCACGATCCCGGCAGGCTCCACCACCGCCACCGTCGGCCTCCGCTGCCAGACGGTGGGTACCGTGGGCAACGGCTACGTCGCCGGCCAGCTCAGCACCATCGTCGACGTGTTCCCGTACTACACAGCCTGCGAGAACACCGACACCACCGACGGCGGCTCTGATCCGGCCACCGACGATGAATACTACGAGCTCATGCGGGCCTCCATGGACGCCTTCTCCACCGCCGGACCCATCGGCGCATACGCCTATCACGCCAAGTCGGTCTCCACCGAGATCGCGGACGTCAAGGTCGTGCGGCCGGAGCGGACCATCACGGCCACGCTCACGGTCTACGCCGGCCACGCCTTCCTGGGCGGGGATAATCTGGAGCCCTCCACGCTGGAAGTGACGGGGGGTACCCTCACCACAGATTACACCGTCGCCTACGCCGACGGGCTGCTGACCATTGCCCTGGTGGAGGGCGGGGCGCTGGAGAACGTGGAAACGCTGTCGGTCTCCATCAAGTCCGTGGATGCCGGGTGCATCGACATCTACGCGCTGATGAACGACGGTACTGCCGCCAGCTCCACGATCAAGGATCTGATCCTGGCCGCCTGCAACGACAAGACGGTGCGGCCCCTCACCGACAAGGTGAGCGTGAAGGATCCGTCCACGTCGACCTACAACATCAACGTGACCTACTACACCTCCGAGGAGCAGACAACCTCCCCGACGGAGGTCACCGCCGCCGTCAACGCCGCGATCGCCGAGTATAAGGCCTGGCAGTCCGCGAGGCTCGGACGCGACATCAACCCCTCGAAGCTGATCTCCTTCCTGATGGGGACCGGCGTCATCAAGCGGGTGGTCGTGACGTCGCCCACGTTCACGCGGCTGAAGGACGGCTCCGATCACACGGCCCCGCAGCTCGCCGTCGCCGGGACGACCACCGTCACGAACGGGGGTGTGGAGGATGACTGATCCCCACGCCCTGACCGCTGAGAGCCTCCTGCGGACTCTGCCTGAGGTCCTGCGGGCGGACCCTGTAGCACTCGCCCTCGCAACCGCAATCGCCGCAGAGATCGAGGAGGCCGTTTGCAAGACCTCTCTGGCGAGCATCTACGCCCGCATCGACGAGCTGGACGAGCCGCTGCTGGATATCCTGGCCAAAGACTTCAAGGTCGACTGGTGGCGGGCCGACGCGCCCATCGAGGAGAAGCGGTACACGCTCAAGACGAGCTGGTACATCCACAAGCACCTGGGCACCAAGGCCGCGGTCGAGACCGCGATCCGGGACTTCATCGGCAGCGGCGTCGTGCAGGAGTGGTACGAGTACGGCGGCAAGCCGCACCATTACCGCATCAAGGACGGCAACAACACCGCGATCGCGGAGAACTATTCGCAGTTCCTCTCGGTGCTCCGGGTGGTCTCCCGCGGCAGCTCCGTCCTGGATCACATCACGGCCCTGCTGGAGTATTCGCAGACCATCTACGTCGGAATGTGCCTGCGGATACGCAAGTCTGTTGAGATAGGCTGTGCAACGCCGGACATCAAAATCTATAAATTCCTGCTCGATGAAAATGACAACAGGCTGCTCACTCCCGACGGCGGTCTGATCTACCTGTAGGAGGCGATCCAATATGAATATGCAACTCACCAACGCCGGCATCAACGCCCTGCTCCGGGCCTTGTCCGGTGCCAACATCGTATTCACGAATTTAAAAATCGGCAATGGTGCCGCGCAGTCCGCAGCCACCGCGACCGATTTGAGTAATCCTCTGAAAACGCTGGCCATCACAGCCGTAGCTGTCGCAAACCAGAAGGCGTCGTTGTCTGTGACGCTCAGCAACGCGGGCGTGGAAGAAGGCTTCCGGCTGACCGAGATCGGCATTTTTGTGCAGGATCAGGATGACGAGGACGAGGAGATCCTCTACGCCTATGGCACCGATCCCGAGGCCACCGCGGACTATGTTGCCGCCACAGGCGACAGTGTGCTGGAGGAGCAAATTACCATTGACGCCTTCGTCTCCAATGCCGAGAACGTTTCCGCTCTGATCAACGAGAGCACGGTCTACGCGACCAAGGCAAACTTCGACGCGCACGTTGCCGACAGGTCCAATCCGCACAGAGTAACCAAGGCGCAGGTGGGCCTTGGCAACGTCCCGAATGTGGCGACAAACGATCAGACGCCGACCTTCGACATCCCGGCCTCCAACGCCCAGTTGATTTCTGGTGAGCGCATCTCGATCCTCCTTGGCAAAACTGCTCGCGCTGTAGCATCATTGATCTCCCACCTGGCGAACAAGAATAATCCCCACGATGTGACGGCCGCGCAGGTCGGTGCCGCCGCAAGCGGACATAAGCATTCTGCGGCAGAAGTCACCAGCGGCACCCTCGGCGTCGCCAGAGGCGGCACCGGTAAAGGGACTTGGGAGACGAATCGCATGATTTATCCGTCCGCTGCAGGCCAGCTCTCTCAGATGGAATTCCCAACGGAAGCGGGGATGGTGTTGCAGCAAGGCACCTACGGGCCCCCGTTCTGGGGTTATCCCGTAGCCACGGAAGCCGGATCCTATACCGGCACGAATCAAAAGGGTTCAAGCCACGCAAATTCCATCACATTCAAAAAGCTCCCAAATATTGTGTTCATTATGCAGTCAGGTCAATATCGGCGCTGGGGTGTTTTGTTCCCGGCAGCCGGTCGTGGGTTCAGCGAGTACGATGGCGTAAGAAGCGATTTGGTGGTATCGACCTCCAGCAATACCGTTTTGTGGTATTTGAATTCGGAAGGCGGCGCTGCAAATCAGCTTAACGCCATGTACAAGCATTACTATGTCGGCATCTAAGGAGGTGATTTCTCGTGACGTCTACCGAAGAAAATGCTTATAGTGAAGGCGTAAAAATCACAGAAGTAACGTCCGCTCAGGCTCTGAACGCAGGCGCATCATTGATCGTGACCCAGCCTGAGAGTGGAGAGGAATCGCTCAGGAGGGTTCCACTTGATGTTGCTGGATTTATTCGCAAAAGCGATGGAGCCGTCATCTTATCGCTGACACTGTCTGACAACACATTGACTCTGAACAGATCGCCGGCGGAGATTTTCAGCCTGTACGAAAAGGCAGAGAAGATCATCTTTCGTTTTGAAAATAGCGGGATTTTGATTGATCTTGCGGTAACGTCGGTTGACAAAACAGAAAATGCGCTCTACCTTGCATCCGTTTGGGCAAGCAGAACATATTCTGTCGTTTTACAGGAGGCAAATGCAGGCAGCATGAGCGGTCGGCTGACGATCAAAGATCTGGCATCCGAGGATGATCTTTTAGATCTGAAGAATCGCATTGATGCGCTGGAGAATCTGGTAAACCTTGACGAGGTGAGCTTCTGATGAAACCTGACGAGGAGGAATTTTAATGAGCAAAGGTCTTATCGAACGCAGCACCATCCAGGAGATTGCCGATGCGATCCGGGCGAAAAAAGGAACGACCAACACCATGACACCGGCGCAGATGGCGGATGAAATCGCGGGGATCAGCGGCGTGGAAAATGTGGCATGGCATCAATGCCCGGAGGCAGCGCGGCGCTATCTGGCGGCGGCTCTCGCGGCGTATCCGTCGAATGACGGTGCAACGATCATAGATCAGTACGCGCCGAACTACATCAACATTCCGGAAGATGTTAGCCGCGAAAACTCTAAGCCCATCGGGTTCACGGTTGACGGCGTGACTTTCCGTAACGAAGTGCCGAATGTGGAAACGCCATTCGCAACGGCGAACAAAGCCGGAACGGTCAAGCCCCTTGACTGGCTCAGGTGGATAAATACCACGCTTGCGGCCCCAGCGACGGGGTATAAGCGAGGATATAACTGCCGCGACCTTGGGGGTTGGCCTTGTGACGGCGGAAAAATCAAGTACGGAATGCTTGTTCGTGGCTCTGAGCCGAATCCCGAAGATCGGAATCTGATGGTGAACCAAATCGGAATCAAGACCGAGGTTCAGCTTTTGCCGCTGAACGAGCAAGCGGATGACTACAAGATGCGTTCGGCATGGGGGATTAGATGGATTGGAAATGAAACAGAAGATACAAAGTTCTATTCACCTTCTGAAATTTCTGATCCAGCAAAGAAAGCCCTTTGGGCGAAGATTCTGAAAGCAATCATCGGCTCCGTGAACGAGGCGAAACCGGCCTATTTTCACTGTGGGGTCGGCGCGGACCGCACAGGCGTGACCGCTATGGTGCTTGAGGGCATCCTCGGTGTGAGCAGCGACAACGTGGACATTGACTTCGAACTGACGAACTTCGCGCTTGGGTGGAGATTGATCGATGGCTCTGTGTATCGCGGCCGTGCGTACCCGACTTACATCGGTCTCAAGAATGGATTCAGCAGCATCCCGCTTGTCGGCGGTCTGAGTGACACATTCCGCAATCATTGTGTATCATTTGCTTTGTCTCTTGGAATCACCATTGACGAGATCAACGCTTTTCGTTCCGCTATGATCGACGGTTCGCCGGAAACGATCACGGTAAATCTGAGCAGCTACAGCGTGACCAAAAACGGCGAGAACGTGGTCTACAGCAATGATGCCGTATCCGTCAGTCAGTTTCAGGGATATGCAACCGACATCACCCCGGCTGCGGGATATCTGATCGAATCCGTCACCGTCACGATGGGCGGCGTAGATGTTACCTCACAGGTATTTAGTGGCGAACTCGCCCAGCCGAACGGAACGGTCTATATAACGGCAAACGGCGAAACCGACGTCTCGGATTATGCAGTTGCTCATGTGGCCGTTCCGACTGGCATCACGCCGAGCGGCACGAAGCAGATCACTAACACCGCTTTGACCGACGTTTCCGCTTATGCCAACGCACAAGTTGTTGACCAGAATTTGATTGCCGGGAACATCAAGAAAGACACGACGATCCTCGGAATTACAGGCACTTACGAGGGGAGCGGCGGCGGCGGTGGTTCGTCTGTAAACTGCAAGATTTTCAACTATACGTCTGCGGCGGCTGTTGCAAACCAAGAAGTGACTGTCGTGAGCGGTGACGCGGATGTTGCGGCGCATTACGCTGACACAAACGCAATGGTTACAGTGCGGAAAATTACAAACAATGCCGCCAACGGAACGGCGTTCATCCTCGGCACAAATCATGACTTTGGTGGCGCTTCTTACGGCGCTTACATGAACTGCAACGGAACAACAAACGCGGCTGGTGTTGTTCCTTCAATGCTTTCTGGCTCAAGCGCTTCTGGTGTCTGCGTGCGTTGCAACGCAAATGGTGACATCATCGTCCATTGCGGCTCAAAGCAGAACAACTTCGGCGGCGCGGACTACATTATTACGTTTACTTGGTGAGGTGACATAAATGGCATACACAAAATGCAAAATCTCAATCCCGAACGTGACCGGGAACATCGTCATAACAGTGACGGCAAGGCAGAAAGCTATCACGAATCTTGCTGATCCGTCAAGCGCGGAGTGGATGACCAATCATCGCATTACGTCCGGCGGCTTGATCACGACGGGGCAGTCACATGTCACCAACCTGATCCCTGTCGCGGTCGGCGACGTCATCCGTATCAAGGGCGGCGGAAGCTACGCAAATATGCTCCAAGCTTCTTTCCCCGATGCGGCAAGCACAAGCGGCACAACGCTGGGCAAGAATCAGAGCTACGACAGCACGACCGACATCGCCACGTTTACCATTACTTCTGCGGCGTATCCTTACGCGCGGTGGTCGATTCCCACATCGCAGATCGCAGACGTGAACGCAATCGTTATCACACGAAATGAGGAAATCCGTTGATTCAAAGGGGAGACAGAAATGAACTTTTGGGAGATTTTCGGAGGCGGCGCAGGGGCCTTGATCGTTCTGATGTCCATGGTAGAAGTCAGTAAGATCAAGATCAACCCCTGGAGCTGGCTCGCCAAGAAACTTGGCAAAGCCCTGAACGGCGAAGTGCTGGATAAGCTGGACGTTCAGGGCAAAGAGATCGACAAACTGAAGCAGATCTGCGACGAGCGTGAGGCCAATGATTGCCGGTATCGCATTCTCCGGTTTGACGATGAAATCCGGCACTCTGCCAGACACACGAAAGAGCACTTCGACCAGATCCTCGGTGACATCAAGTCATACGAGGACTACTGCTCCGATCATCCGAAGTACAGGAACAACGTGGCGCACTTCGCCATTCAGAACATCAAGAATACATATCAACGTTGCGAATCGGAGAACTCGTTTCTCTGATTATTTTTTTACAAAAGGAGGAGTACATCATGAGCAAGCACGAAATCATCCGCAAGCTGACCAGCCGGAAGCTGTGGCTGGCAATCGCACTGTTTATCAGCGGTGTGCTGACCGCGATCGGTAAAAAGGAAACCGCTGAGACCGTCGCCGGTCTGATCATGCAGGCCGCCGCCGTGATCGGCTACATCGTGGGCGAAGGCCTCGTCGACGCGGCCTACAAGCCCGCTGGCGAGAGTGAAGATGACAAGGAGGGTATGTAATTATGGCAAAGCTGACCCCCAACACCACCTACACGACCCCGAACGGCATCCTGGTCAAGGAACACATCATCCCGGACGGCTACCGCTGGAAGAATGAAACGGCGGCCAAGGCTGCCGGCTTCAACGTCGGCGATCTCTACAAGAAGAACAAGAAGCTCTCCGGCGGTACCGGAAAGGTTAAGTGGATCACGATCCACAACACACCCGATCTGCAGAACGTCCATGACGACGGCGAACAGTACACACGCGCGACATATCCCAACGAGGCCATGGGGTCCTCCAGAGTGCATTATTATGTCGACGACACCTGCGCTTGGCAGAACCTCAAGGCCGGTACCGGCATGAGCCCGAACGATCCGAAGGGCAGCGCCGAGGTCGGCTGGCATGCCGCGGACGGATCCACCAGCACCGGCGGCAACATGACCAGCCTCGCCATCGAGATCATTATGAACGACTCCACCTCTGGCCACGATGCCCGGGCCTATGACAACGGCGCGAAGCTCGCTGCCTGGCTGCTGTATATCAACGATCTGCCGATCGAGAAGCTTGTCACCCATTCCTATTGGAACGCCAAGAAGAAGGGGCTGACCAGTGACGACATCGACCAGCAGTGCGTGACCTATGTCAGCGGCGCTCACTGGTGCCCCTTGTACATCTTCGACTCCAAGAACGAGGCCGGCGCGAAGAAGAACTGGAAGGCGTTCAAGGCCGTGGTAAACGGGTACCTGGAGGAGCTCAAAAACCCTGCCCCCGAGACTGCGCCCGAGGACGATCTGCCGACTCCCTTTGTGGACGTTCCGGCTGGTAAGTATTACGCGACGCCTGTGAAGTGGGGCTATGAGAACGGCATCACTTTCGGCACGGACAAGACGCACTTCTCCCCGGATCGCCCCATCACACGCGGAGAAGTGATGACGATGCTCTACCGGTACGATCAGCTCTTGAACAAGAAGTAACGTGCGGCTTTATCGTAAAAGCGCACGTTATAACGCAGACCGATTTTTCATAACGCGAACAAAGAAACGCCCAGCGGAGGATTATCCCTCTGCTGGGCGCTCTTTTCGTTTTTGCGGGCTTGCTTCCCCGGAACGTGTTCTCGCCGGTAACTCCCCTGCACTTTCGCCACAGGGCCGCCTCGCGTCTTGCAAGAGCCTTTCCGCTGGATCAGTAGACCCCATCCTCGTCTACCAGGTCCACAACCTTCCGGATCTCGGCCAGGGCCTCGGTGTAGCTGCCGGAGGAAGTGACCCGATCCCGCAGGTCGTTGTACTCCGTGATCCGGCGCTGTTTCCTCATGGCCTCCCGGACAAGGGCCAGGATGTGGAAGATATTACCGGACGGGCCTCTGCTGGAAAATCGGATCTCTGGACGCTTCATATTTGCTCACCCCCTTTACCGGATGCCCGGCGGCATAGATCAGATTGCGGTCGCTGGTGATGTCGAAGTCCCGGTACCCTTGCCGGATCGTGCGTAGGTACGGCTGAATTGGAGGAGCCCAGGGCCGACCCGGCGTCATGATGTAGGCCATGGCCGTGATCCTGTTGCCGTCCACAACCAGGCTGAACTCCTGCTTGTAGTACAGATGGGGGAAGCCCTCGTACCGATCCAGGGACCGTTCGTGCGCTTCGGTGATGCGCCAGATCCCCACGGGGACGCGGGAGCCTGGCCGCGGCTCGATGTTGGCGACGCCGGCCCGGGTGAAGCTCGTGCTGCCCCGGAACGTCAGCCGGTAGCCTTCGAGCCAGGTCTTGCCGATCACCACGGCGCAGGGGCACCGCTGGAGCATCTGCTCCATGTTGAGATTGCTTCCGTATGCGATATAGTATTTCATTTCTGTCCCTCCTTGATCCTACGATTGATGTATTTCCTCGCTTCGCTTTTCGTGTCGAAACGAGCCGATTCATAGACGATGAAAGCCGGCATGATATGTCCGATCCCGCTCGGTGCCAGTGCATCTGGATTAGTACGGCCACCGTACTCTGCCATAAAGCCACCTCTTGCTGATTCTCTTATTCTCCATTCCACTTTGAAGCTCCTTTCTCCCCGTGTGGCCGATAGGACAGCCTGATATGTCAGGCCGCGTCGTTGTCGGCGGCGTGGGTCCATACGCTGGTGAGATGCAGGCGGCAGGTCTTGAACTCGGGGCCGGAGAGGCCGAGCCGGTTGATCAGCACCCGCTTCATGATGGCGGCCTTCTGCTCGTCGGTGTACCCAGCGATACCCTTGAAGTAGAGGTTGTCGGTCTTAGTCTCCAGCGCCCAGGCGCTCATGGCGAGACAGAACTGGATGTACGCCTTGATCTTGCCGGCGTGAGTCGTTCCGTTGAACAATCTGAATTCCACCGTACCCTTCGTAAAGAAGGCGTGGAGGTTGATGCCGTGATACCGGGTGCTGTTGTAGTGCTCGTGACTGACGCCGCCGGTGTAGCCGTCGTTGCTGCGGCTGTACCAGATCCGCTCGGCGCTGGCCTTCGTCTTGGCCTCGTCGTTCTTCATGGCCACCAGGAGGGTGCGGCTCATTTTGTGGCACCAGCGGTCGGAGCGAGCGCCGATCTGGAGGGCTTCGTAGAAGAGGTCCTGTCTGCCGACGGCGAAGTTGAGGAGGCGGGTCAGGCTCTCGGGGGTGTGCCGTGCGCCGTCCACATGGACGTGGATGCCGCAGCTCTTGTTCGCGAAGGCTCCCTTGGCCACCAAGGCGCGGATGATGTTCTGGAGGTCTTCCATGTCTTCGTACTGAAGAATGGGCGTAACCACTTCACAGGAGTAATCAGTACCGGCGGCCACCCTGCGGCCGTTGCTCCGCTTCTGGGTCTCGATGCTGGCGTCGCTCATGGCCTTCCATGTGCGGCCCTTGCAATCCGTGGCGCCGTAGGTTTTGTAGTAGGTCCCGAGGTAGGAGCTGGTCGTTCCGTAGTAGTCGGCGATAACCTGGGCGGCTTCGCAGCGGGTGATGCCGGTCATTTCGATTTCGACGCCGAAGTTCTGAGTCTTGATGGTGGGGTTTTTCATTTTCGTTTCCTCCTTATTTCGTGAGAAGCTCGCGGAGCTTCTTCTGGACATCGGCGTTGGTTCCAACTGCGATATCGTTCGTGTAGCCTTCACTGAGTACGATCTGGTTCAGCCCGTTCACTCCGAGAATATATTTTCCGTTCCCGTACTTGCGGTTGACTTCGTACCAGAGCTTGGTGGTCTTTTCGGTGATAGCGTTCAGTCCCTTTTTCATTTTGCTGTCCTCCGTATTTGATGGTGGCGTTTCGTTTCTTTCTGGTAATATAATACATCAAAATCGTGTACTTGTCAATAGTTAAGATAAACTTTTTCGGTTATTTAGTAAAATATTTTTCTTGACAAGTAAATCAAAATGATGTATATTGAAATCGGAGGTGAGAGTATGAGCATTTCACAGAAGGTCAAGGCACTGTTGAGCCTCACCGGCAAGAAGCAGGTCGACCTCATGGAGCCGTTGGATATGGGAAGCAAGCAGAGCATGAGCAACAAGTTTTCCAATGGCAGATGGTCCGCAGAGGATCTCGTGAAGGTTGCCGATGCCTGCGGGGCAAAGGTGGCGTTCATCCTCCCGGACGGGCAGCAGATCTTCCTCGACTCTGCCGAAAATTGA